CTTTACCGTAGACACATAGGCCACATGATACGCAGGCGGAACCAGCGGAAGAAATAAGCGGAATACTCTTCATATTCTCAGGACACTTAGCCCCAGGCTTACCCGTTAATTCTTTCATAGTACTTTCAGTAACAGCGAATGTCTTGCCTAGATAAGCCAGGCGGACACCGTCATTAAGTTTTAAATCATGAGCAATAGTTTTATTCTCATCATCCGTTGAATAATAAAGTGATAGATTAGAAATATCTTTAAGGATTAATGCTGCAGACTTAACTCGTGTATATACCCAAAATTGAATATCTGAATTCTGATCAATCACAGTCTTCCACGCATATGCGTACGTGTCATTAAAGAAATCTCCGTCCCAGTGGATACGGAATAATAACTTAGCATTGCGCTTCTCGCAATCCTTGCGAAAGTCTGCAATCATAGATTCAATTAAGTTAACCATGGTAGGACCGTCGGCGTCCTTTAATAAATTCCAATTATGCATGAGCACATTGCGAACGCCCTTATATACTTTTTCTAACTTACCCGCATAACATACGCTTTCGCAAATACTAGTAGCGCCAGGGCATGAGAATGCTTTACCTGCAGGCAGGCCAAAGGTATTAGCAATTGTAGGAGTTTTACCGTTAGGGGAAACGGCATTCGTTACTTTACGGTCCATTGAGCGCTTTAACATGGGCCCAATTATAGCAGGAGACACTGACATTATAAGTCCCCCATTTCTGCATCCGCCATGCGTGACATCATGCGCCACATATCTTGCTTAATAGCATCGTCGGAACCATAGAGAGATCCATCGCAATCATTCATTTCATGACCGCAGCAAGGAAAATCTTCGCAAGTATTCATTAGTTGACCTTTCGTTGGAGAGGTTGAAAGTATAACAGATCTAACTGACATTTCCAATACGACACGCCGATTTCAGGGCATTATTTATATGTGTCTTAAATCACAAAATGCCCCCTCACATCTGTGGGCGCATTTGTCGATAAAAGGGAAATGGGGCGGGAAGAACCCGCCCCAAGCCTTTAATTTATACTGATACTTAGTTTATTAGGTATAAGAGATTTAACAAACTGTATAGTTTCCATTGGTAGGAAAATTGCGGTTGTCTTTTTCTTTTTTAGATTATCAAACACAAACGCTTTTACATTTCCGTCAAACCTTTTTAGATTTGAGAACACAATCTCTCTTAGGTATTCTTGGTCAACACCTTGTTCAGAGTAGATAGTTAAATCATTTGACTTTACTTCGTCATAGATTTCAATACGAAATCTTTCTGCCATTGTCTTTCCTTTGTTAGTAGGGATAGGAAGTATAACATAGGGGGCTAGATTTTGTCTAGCCCCCTATAAGATTATGCGCCGATTTTTACCATAGCCCAACGCAAACCATTTTCTGTATTAAGCCCCAGCTTTGTTAATGTAGGGCGAATAGAAATGATCTCGCTGATTGTGCCAGTAATGCCAGACTTGCCTGTGGTGAATACATCGCCTTTACGATAGAAGCGACCCTTAGCGGTATCTAGAATTGGTGACATTTTATTTCCTTTCGTTAGTTGGTGTGTGTGAGCAGTTTTTAGACTTGCTCAGGTCGTTGCTTGTTATTTATAGATAACGAGCAATAGCGTTGTATGTGGAAGCATTTACTGTTTCCTCGTCGGTCATTTTAAGAATACGAATAGCGTTTTCCATCTCATCTTTCATCTCACGATAAGTGTGCTGATGGATAGTTTCGTAGTCCTTTTCAGGTTCTTTTGGAAAATCTTTCTCATCAACTGTTAGGTCAAAATCAACATTGAGAGTTTTGTTCCAAGAACGATAGTTGGTGCGTAGGTTTTCAGCCTTTGAGAATTGACCAATAGCCCACTTCCCAATTTCTTTTTTCCACGCTTCCATCTTTTTGTTAAACTTTGCCTCGTTTTCATCTTGCTTTGCGTAGTCAGCATTTAGTTGTGCTAACTTTGCTTCTAAGGCTTTAATAACCTTATCAGTAGCAATTTTTACCTGTATTGCTTTACCTCTAGCCATTTGTATTTCCCTTTCGTTGGTTGTTGGAGTATTGTATCAGTTGCCACCGACACAAATAGTGTGAGAGTTCTTACTTACGACATTGGGCGAGATACTCTCTAAACTGCCCCTGTTTCGTTATTCAGTTATTTAGCAGGTGCGCTTGTCCAGCGTTCCTTACCATTTACATCAAGCAGGATACGATTTGTTCCGCTAGGGTGGTTATCAACGGCTTTAATAACTCCTGTGATACCGCTTGTTGTAGTTGTGTAGGTTTGACCTACCTCTAGTGTTGTGTTCATTGTGTTTCCTTTCGTTTGGTTATAGCAGTATTATAGTGGATACCACCGACATTTCCCCTCATTTCGTAGGGGAGTGTCGTGTGAGATACATCACAAGTATTCGGTTAGGTCGCCGTCCATAATCTCAGATACTGATACGCCTTCGAGTTCGGCGATAGCATCCCATAGTTCAGCTTCGGTATAGTTTCCATCAGGATACCAATCAGATAAGATAGAATAAAGATTATTCATAGTAGTCCTCCTGTGGTAGCCACGCATCTAGGTGGTGCTGCTCAATAATTGCGGAAGCAGGTGCAAACTTACTTCCTCGATAAGATACGCCTTCGGGCATTTCGATCATTTTGTTATAGTCCTCATCATAGTATGCGTCAATAGCATCTATGCAAGGTTGCACCATAGATAGCGGAACGGGTGGGTAGTGATTACCCTGCAAGTGATAGCCTATTGCCATCTCTAAATCTAATTCCTCAGATAAACTTACTGCTGTGTTGTATCCCATTTATTCGTTCTCCTCTAAGATAGTTTCTGATAGGTTGTCCATTTCGGCTATTGTATCGCATAGCACCGACATTTCTGATTCTGTTAGTAATACCTTAGTAATTCCATCGGCTACCTTGCTAGATAGGGCGGCAGAATACATAAATAGATACCTGGCGAATACATCATCAGATAATTCATTTCTGCGTGTGTGTAATTCACCCGCAAGCCCCATTATCTCATCGTCAAACACGCTATCTTTAGTAACCGATAATAACTCTAATGCAGTAGATAACATTATTTAGCCACCTTTAACTTTGCCCAAGAGGTACCTTCATTTAATTCGTTAATAGTTGGTTGGATAATAGGCACTAGATGGTCTTTCAATAAGCCTTCTAGAATAGCAGTTATTTCATCTTTCCCCAAGGCAAGTAATCGAATTGCGCTAGGGTGTGTTTCGTCAAACTCAGTTACGAATTTGAGATAGTGTTCTACTTTTTTCATTTGTAGCCTTTCGTTGTTGGGATGAGAGTATTTTAGCATAGGCTACCGACATTTTTTGCAACACGCCTCAAAATCCAGGGTGTTTTATATCACACTCTTAACGACACGCCCGACCCCGCACCTCTGTGGGCGCAGCTGGCGATCTTGTCAAATCGCCACGCCGTTTATTTAATTACACACGCCCAAAAATTGTTGTGTAATTACTCGCCTCGTGAAATCTCACGACATCAAATCGCTCATTATCTTTAGCAAACATTTCAGCAAAATCATTTACCATTTTAGAAAATAAAGCAGGGTGAGTTTTATTGCTCGCATACTTTAAAATTTCTGCGGTTGCGATGTAATCTTTTCTAGTCATCATCGTTTTACTACCTTTCCATTTCGGTGAAAAATCTTAGTGTAACATTTACCGCTAGGGGTAAATAAGTTAATTGTTGAGTATTCATCAGCGAAGCCCCAGTCAATAAACTTAGCAAACTCTTCGTGTGCGTTTAATTCGTCTGAGTATTCTTTACTCCAATGAATTGCGTTTTCATCATTAGCAACAGTTATCTTATACATTAGATACCCCACATTTCTAGAGCGCAATCGCAACTCTCTACATCATAATTGTTTTCATCGCCAAAGAAAATAAATCCAGCACCGCCACACTCATCGCAAGCGACCCCGATTATTTCTATTAAGTTTCCCATTTTAGTTTTCCTTTCGTGTTTTGTTATTAGTAATTATAGCCTAAGCCACCGACAATTTCGGGGAACGACACGCCCTAAAGCGCACCTTCCTGAAATAAGCCGATTTCTAAATCCAGTAATTCTTGCGGGTTGGCTTCGGATAAATCTACCCAGCCAGCACCTTGCTCATCTAATCTAAAAATTTCAATGTATCCCATTATTATTCACCAACCTTTACTGCTATTGTTCGGTAAGTGTATTTACCAGTATTAGATTTAATTTGTACTAAATAACTTTCGGCGTTATCGTACCAAACAGAAGATTTTTCTGCGGAGATAATTTCACCACGCAAAGTTTTAGAGTTGTAAGTTTTACCAATTAGTAAATCTTGTATTGTGTATAAGTTAGCCATTGTTAGCCACTTCCTTTCGTTTTCGTTATGCCGTAATTATAGCGGATAGCACCGACAATTTTCTACCTACTAGCCAGTAATTCCAAATAATGAGACGCTCAAGCCATGTGATAAAACTCACAAGATCTCGGGCGTGTCGCAGGATTTTCAGGGCTTTTCTTAAATCGGACATAACAGACAAATTGCCCCCGCAGTTCTGTGGGCGCTTTCAGCAGTTTGTCAAGCTGACACGCCGTTACCCTTCATCATATTCTAAAGAAAGCGGGAAGTCATCAGACATTCCCTCATTCATAGCATCTTGATAATCTAAAAGACCTTGCTCATACATAATTGGATCACAATTAAAAAGAATCTCAGATGCGGTAAAAGTTGAGTAACCAATCTTTACATCTGGATAACATTCGTCAAGCATTGCATCATATGCTTCTTTTATTTCAAGAGCGATTTCAAAATCTGTTTTCATTATTTATTTCCTTTCAATGACTCTGCATAAGCAGGGTCGGAAACTGAGTCCGCACCAAACTCCTCGTAGATTTCTAGATAGATTTCATCATAGTATTCGTTATAGTCCATAAGTTGAACCAACCTTTCTTTATCTTGATACTAAGTATCCTATCATAGACCACTGACATTTTGACTCATTTTTCGGGTGTGTCGGGAAAGTATTTTTGTGAATTGCGCCACATTTCTAGGGTGTTTCTTAAATCGGACATAAGGTACAAAATGCCCCCACAAAAGCTGTGGGCGCTATCGCCTATTGTCAAGGCGACACGCCGTGCTATCTACCGAAAGTATAGTGAGTTAGCACACACTCCCTGCCCTCTATGGTTTGCTTACAGTCACCATAGTGCGGGGTAGAGAACAGAGAGAATACTAGTATGCCTACTAGTAACGATACATAACCTATCAGGGCTTTCATTACTTATTCTTCTTTCTCTTATAGATCTTATAGCCTACTACTAGTAAGGCGGTGGCAATGATGGTGTGCCAAGGTAGATAGATAGCCCCTAAGAAACTATCTAACTCTATACCATAGTCACTAGTTATATATAACTCTAGTCCGTCTGTAATCATTACTTATCTCCAAACATGTTAAAGACCTCATCTATTTGGTCATCTGTTAAGTGGTCAATCTCGATAGCCTTAGAGAAACCGAATACATCTTCTTCATCTGTTATCTCTTGCTCTGCTAATTCTTCATCTAAGTAGGTGTATGCGTCTGCTACATCTGCTTGAATAGTATCCCATTTAGTCATCATTACTTAGTCACCTTTATCTCTTGAATGTTAGCGGAAAACTTTTGAGCCTTACCTATTGCGCTATCGTTTAACTCTGCTACTACTTTATCAACATCTTTAATGTTAGTAGCGATGTTACCAATAGACAATAGGCGAGAGCCTTGCCATAGTGCGTATGTTATAGTCATTTACTGTTCTTCTTTCTCTAGTTTGTTATAGTGGAATAGTAGCGGATAGGGCAGACAATTACAAGCGACACGCTGTCGCTTATTCTGTGACCTTAGTCACAGTAGGCAAGGAGATTAGATAGCGTAGGACACGCTTTCTATCTGCTACGGATAGCCCGTAGGTAGAGGTAACGCCACCGTTACGGTAGTCGTTCTCTATTTTCTCTAATAGAGTTTCTGTTAGTGTAGTCATTTTATGACCACCTTTCTTTTTTTAAGATTAACTATTTGTTAATTGCTTATAGTATAAGCCTAGCAGGGGGGACTGACATTTTCAAGTCTCAAATCGGACATGTCGGACATTTTGTAAGTTAATTTTATAAATTAGCGTGAGATAGGTCACATTTATGGTCGCTCTATCCCATTTGTCCGTTTTTATAGATACGTGTATCGTACAAATAAAACCTATATTAACATTTTGGTAAATCTAAAAAATAGTTGACTGAAATATTTTATATTAGTATAATACAATAATGGCTGCTAATCGAATCGTTATATGTGAGACATGTGGGCGGGAAATAGAAGTTAGATCAGGCTTTGCTCACATGACACTTGCTCGTCATATGAAAGAACACAAATAAGCTCTTATAGCCCAATGGCAGAGGCATACGACTTAAAATCGTACAAGTGTTGGTTCGAGTCCAACTAGGAGCACGGAGACATAGCTTAGTTGGTTAAAGCCCCAAACTCATAATTTGGTAATCGTAGGTTCGAGTCCTACTGTCTCTACAGATATTTTTCAAAAGCTATTGACCTATCAAAATATTCCATGTTATACTAAAGGCTGGTTTGTGGGGGCTTACACTGGAAACTCAAATGTACTAAGTGTCTGCTTCTCTATCCTACATAATTGATTTTAAATTATGGGGGGTAGGGGGGCTTTCCTAAAAATCTAAATCCCTAAGTATCAACTTAAATAATATATAATATATATAATACGAAAAAAATAATTTTATTAACATTTACTATAATCTAATATTACAGTTGACTAGAATTAATTAAGGATATATATGACATCAGGGTTAGTTGATCTAAGCATAGCTAATGAGTTTGTCGACATTCAGAAAATACTAAAACCACAGCTATCCATAGAGGTAGGTGCATTTGACGCAGAGTTTTCACTAATGATGCTAGATAAGAATATATGCGAGAATATCTATGCATACGAAGCATCTAAGGACGTATATAATAAATTTAAAGCTTCACTATCTGGAATTGACTATACGAACCTTGCGATAACTAATTATAGCGGAACGGCAACACTTGAAATTGATCCAGATGTTAATGCTTCAGATAACGGATCTAATGGAATTAAAAATAAGCGAGAAGTTAAAAAATATAACTATCTAGAGGTAGAGTGTAATAGTTTAGATAATCTCCATACATCTGATGAAACAAATTGTTTATGGATAGATGTCGAAGGGGCAAATAAGGAAGTTCTTCTTGGAGCAGAAAAATTGCTGGAAAATACAGATAGTCTTTTTATAGAAACTGAAACTCATAATTATTGGCAGGAACAGTGGCTGCATAATGATGTAGTTAATTATCTAGCTAAATACAATTTAACTTTTTATAAATGGAAGAAACAACACACTAGCCAATATAACTGCATATTCATTAAGGATGATCTAATAAGTTTAATATCCTAGTCGACTATAATAATTATCATATATAATTAAGGTATGAAGTCGGAAAAAACGACGGATAGACAACACAGATCTTATTTGGTTAAATATATCCAAGAGATGAAGTCAAGTACTCCCTGTATGGACTGTAAGGAATCTTTTCCATACTATGTAATGGATTTTGACCATGTGCGTGGGCGGAAGCATAAGAATGTAATGGAACTTATTCCTACATTGTCCAAGAAGAAGATAGATGAAGAAATAGCTAAGTGTGAGATCGTTTGCTCAAATTGTCATAGAGTCAGAACTCATACTCGTAAATCTAATAAATCTAAATAATATCCTAGTTGACTAGAATATATATCTAATGTTATAATAAAATATGTTTGAATTTCTATTTATATCAGGATTGATACTGTTTAGTTTATTAGTGGTTATTACTCTTATTATGGATATAATTAATTAAGGATGCGTATGAAAAAGAAATTTGTAGGAATAATGGTTCTTATTGCGACAGCAATAGCTTTTGGAACATTTCTAGTTAATATTATTAAAAAGGCGGGACTCGAAGACATCTTTGACTTCGACCTAAATGAAGATATAGATGAAGAACTATTCTAAACTTCTAGTTTGGTCAATATTGATCCTAATGCTTATATCTAGCTTATCTATGTTATCTGTTATATTGGAGTAAATTGGGAGATTCCCTTCTCCCGCCCGTTTCTGCCTTGATCGACCCGTAGGGTCATAATATGGCTAAAAGTGGCTTAGAGGGCCTACAGAGCAATTTAGAGGCATATTCTGGCAAATGGGGTAAAGAGAGAATGTCTCTTCTCGCCGAAGCACTTTTTTCGGGCGCACTTTTAAATCGCACTATATAAGATTAATTATAGTAGACATTGCCATGTCCGCCGCAAAATAGTATAATGATAATACGTTTCAGGTTCGTCTAATGGTCGGACCTCTGCCTCCGAAGCAGATAATGTTGGTTCGATTCCCGCACCTGAAGCCCACATTGACCCATAGCTCAGTCGGTAGAGCGCAGAGCTGTTAACTCTGATGTCCCAGGATCGAGGCCTGGTGGGTCAGCGTAAAGCATAGATACCTTCTATGCGGAATAAGTAAACTCAGACAGAGTTTATATTATGGAGGTAATATGAAAAAGAAAAATATTGTTGTTGTTCTATCTTTAGTTCTATCTTCAATAGTTTTTGTTCAACCATCAGCTAATGCAGAATGTACAGCTTCAGATCCTTGCGGAGTTTGGTCAGTAGTTGATTCATCTGGCACAATAACCAATAACATCGTTTGCCAGTCATCTGTTTGTGGCAGTGGCCGACTTGGAGACTTAACAGTAGTTCCTCAAGTTGCTGCAAATCCAATTACTAATGATACTACAGCACGAGGCGGTTCATGGGGTACATATGATGCACCTACAGAAACTTTCACAATTGATAGAAGTGGTCCTGGATCAAATATTGAAACACAGTCTGAAACAGATGCATCTGGAGTTACTATATCTGTAGAGTCTCAACGAGCAGGGTATCAGTTTAAGTATTCAGACACCGTTCAGCCATCATACGAGTTAGATAGATCATACGAGAGATTCATTCCTCTACCAGAAAATACTACGGCTAAGGTATCTGGAACCCAAAAGTATATTGATGAAGAAGAGAAAGAACAGACATACTCTGAGTCCTATACATTTAATAATAGACAAACTGCTGAAGAAGTAAACGTGGTTCTTGTTAGAGAAAGAATGAGACTGCTTATGGAGAATATAGATAGAATATTATCTAAGCTAAGTAAGTGGTTAAAGTAACAATATAAAGTTACTGCGGATGTTACATAATGGTAGTGTCTCTGCCTTCCAAGCAGATAGTGAGAGTTCGATTCTCTTCATCCGCTCCACATCTCTATAGCTCAGTGGAAGAGCAACAGGTTTCTACCCTGTGTGTCGGGAGTTCGAATCTCTCTAGGGATACAAAGTACAAAACCCAATCAGAGGCGGATCCGATTGGGTTTTGTTGATCTTGCGATCATGTACTGGGAGCAAGTGGGATGCTACGACCAGTACTTATTAATTGTAAAATAATGTAGATATTAAGTCAACTACTTTTTAGATATTTTTTATTCTTTTTCTTGATCAGGTGTATATGCTGGATTTGGGCCAAGCAGGTATCCTTTTTCATGATACTCAATCATCTTAGATGTTTTTTCAGAACCAGCTACCTTGTCTGATATTAGCGTAAGCATGTCATAGATTCTGTGTAGCATAATATAAGTAACCATTGGAAGATTCTCTTCTATAGTTCCATTTTCGTCTGGTGTATTATTCTCAGTCATTTGGTCTCCCTAAGTCTTCCCAAAATTTTTCTCTACCCATAGCGTCTTTTTCTGAAATACTACCGCCATCTGTCTGAATGCTTTCAAATAGAATTCCAGAAGCAAGGTTCGGCCCGATAACTAAATCTTTGTGTTCATCACATCGATTATTAAAATCTACACAAGCACAATCTTCCATTATAGACCCTCCTCAACTTTATTTTTAATTTTTTCATAAAAATCTACACCTAAATATTTTTTATAATCACAGGAAGTACAGTATAAATATATCTTATCTTCCCAGTCTAGGTTAGACATAAGAAGGCCCTGATCCATTGGACATTCAAGTCTAGGAACAAGGCCTTCTTCTGCTAATTGAAGGTATTTAGATACGTACTGTATCCTCATTAACCTTCCTTTCTAATAAGAGAACTCATTTAAGAATTCTTTGAATCTTGCCCCGTTAAGGGAAGACCATGATGACCAATCGGTTCCGCCCTTAGTCATATAATACGTTATCTCTGAGTTTATTACTGGATCAAATAATAAGATATTTGACCTTAATTCAAATTTTTCTTTACGATCAATGCCGAGTTGTCCCAACATATTAATCTGAAAAATTCCGTAGGAACTGTCTCCAGTATTCCTGTTACCATTGTAAGCCATAGGCCTTGCATTGGATTCTGACTTAGCAATAGCCCAAGCCATTTTAAGGGCTTTTCCTTCAAAACCAACAGCTGATAAAAGTTCTTTTAGTTCTTTGTCTGTTAGATTCTCAGAAGGCTTGTACACAGTAGTGCTGTACTTCTCTAAGGTTTCTTTCTTTAGTTGTACCGTTGATTTAGGTGTTTCCACCGTCAATGCTTGAGTTACTGTTGGACCAGGCTGGACTGTAAACAAGAATAATGTTATCATTCCTATATAAGACCAGTTGTGAGCAACATCGCTCAAACGCTCTTTGATTCTCTCCATTGGCATTTCCTCCTTTAGAGATAACGAACTATAATAGTAGCATTGTAATTAAGTTACTGTCAAGTCGGTCAACCAGAAAGAATTAAGTGGAATTATCTTATTATACTATTAGAGCAGGACTTAACCCTTCTGTTGGATTTGGCTATGCGGGACAAAATATAGTTAATACGCTGCAGGAATTAGGACATACTGTTAAATTTGCAAGCCCTAAAGCTCCAGTACAGATAAACTTTACTCAACCACATCATTTTAAATTACATAAAGGACAGTATCAAATTGGTTATACTCCTTGGGAATCTACTTTAATTAGACCTGAGTGGAGAGATATATTTAATCAATGTGATGAAGTTTGGGCTACATCAGATTGGACGGCAGAAGTATATAAAAATAATGGAGTTACTAAACCTATCTATGTATACCCTCACGGAATTGAATCTTTATGGAAACCATATAAAAGAATTTTACATCCAGGAAAACCACTTAAGTTTTTACATATAGGAGAACCATCACCTAGAAAAGATGGACAACTAGTTGTTGATACATTTATAAAATTATTCGGTAATAATCCAGAGTACCACTTAACAGTTAAATGCCATGGGTCATCAACCATTAGAATATACAACAACAGGAAAGAACTCGTATCTCCAGACTCAGTATATAGTAATATATCGATAATTAAAGAAGAGTACTCAATAGAACAGTTAGTACAGATTTATCATATGCACCACGTTCTTGTTTATCCAAGCTGGGGAGAAGGTTTTGGCTTTATTCCGCTTCAAGGATTAGCTACTGGAATGCCAGTAATTTCAACTTATGATTGGGCTCATTATCAGAAGTTTTTGGGGCCATTGAAGTTAAGGTCAAAACTAACAGATGCTTCAATTGACGGGGTTCCAAAAGCTGTTGGCGACGCACACCTAGGAAGTTTTTATCAGCCAGACAAGGATCACCTATCTGATCAAATGGTTGATGCAGCAATTAATTTTAAAGCCTACTCTTCATATTACTTTGCACAGGCTCAAAAAATACATGATGAGTATAACTGGAAAAATTTAACCACACAGGCATTTAGTAATATATTTGATAAATTCTCTTGACTAAACTATTACTATTTGATAAGATAAAGACTTAATAAGGAGATAAAATGGGAAAAGCAAGTTTTATGGTAGACGACTCAATGATTCCAGAAGATCAGATGGCAACTGACTTAGACACAAGGACAAAGATACTAGGGCAATTTTACGTAAATAGAGAAAAGTTTCAAAACGCACAGGATATGTTTCAACAGAATGACGTTGGTATTCCTTACGCATTTTTAGTAGCATCTGGAATTACAATTATGATGGAAGAGTCATCTTCCTATATTAAAGATTCCTGGATAAATGTTTGTAAGTATCTAAGTATTGAGCCAAGGGGACTATATACTGACATCAATGACCTATTAGACATTTCTATTCTTTCTAAAAAAATTAAAGAAGAAGAAGTAGAGTAAATGAGCGTCGAGGCGGAACAAGAAATAACCTTAACACCAATACCACATTATGATGTAGTTATATGTACTCCAGGTAGTAGTATGACAAACTCATATATTTCTAGCTTATTAAATACAATTCAAGCTTTAAACTCAATGGGAATTTCTTGGAAATATCAAAATGAATATACTTCAATAGTTGCAACAGCAAGAGAAGGGACAATTGCTGACACTATGAACTTCCAGGTAGATACAAACAAACCTGGTCTTGGCAAGTATACATATAATAAAATTTTTATGATTGACTCTGATATTTCATGGGATGTAGATTCATTTTTAAAGTTATATAATTCTGAAGAAAATATAGTTTCTGGATGTTACTCTGTAATACAATACGAATATATTGCAGCATTTAAATCAATACATGATGGTGTTCCAATTAATTATAATGAAATTAAAAATGAAGAGTCTTTGATTGAAGTTGGGTCGGTAGGTCTAGGATTTTGTTGTGTAAAAAGTGGAGTATTTGAATCTATTTCAAGGCCATGGTTTTTTTACCCAGTTATTCCATATACTGCGGAAGATGGATCTACAATGCAGTCTCCAAATTTTTCAGAAGACACGGCTATTTGCTACAAATGGGTAAATGAGGGAAATAACAAGATTATGCTAGATGCTAAAGTAACGGTAACTCATAATAAAATATTTGGATTTAACCTAGATTATTTAAAAAACAAAAACTCTAAAGATGAAGTATAGGAATACCAGTCAACTAAACTTGGTTGACTAATAAACATATATTATTTTTTTTAAAATATAAAAAACTGCTTCCCATACTAATAAAAGTTTGGTAGAATTAGTATCTTACTAAAAATTAAATCAAACGACTAAGTCGTAGAAAGAGTGTATTATGTCAAGAGCTATAGAAAACCCTTATGAAAACTTTATTGCATTATCAAGATATGCACGATGGATTTCTGAAGAAAACCGTCGTGAAACATGGGGGGAAACTGTAGATAGATATTTTGACTACATGCTAGATCATTTAAAAGATAACAATAACTATACTCCAGATTTAAAGCTAGTAGAAGAATTAAAAGAGGCAGTCTATAATAGAAACGTTATGCCTTCAATGCGATCTGTAATGACTGCAGGTGCAGCATTAGATAGAGACCATGTTGCTGGTTACAACTGTTCATTTGTTCCAGTCGATAACCCAAGATCATTTGATGAAACCATGTATATCCTTATGTGTGGAACTGGAGTAGGATTCTCTGTTGAGTACAAGTATGTTAATAAACTTCCTTCCGTCCCAGAAACATTTGAAAAGTCTACAACTGTAATTATTGTAGAAGACTCTAAGCAGGGATGGGCTAAATCTTATCGTGAATTACTAGCCCTACTTTGGACAGGACAGATTCCAGCAATTGATGTTTCTAAAGTCCGTCCAGCGGGAGCAAGACTTAAAACAATGGGTGGAAGATCTTCTGGTCCACAACCACTTGTAAATCTTTTTGATTTTACTATTGCAAAGTTTAAAAATGCAGCTGGTCGTCAATTAAAACCAATTGAAGCTCATGACATTATGTGTAAGATCGGTGAAGTTGTAGTTGTTGGAGGAGTTCGTCGTTCAGCAATGATTTCTCTTTCTAATATTAATGATATTGAAATGGCTGCAGCAAAATCAGGTAACTGGTGGGAAAATAATACTCAACGTGCACTTTCAAATAACTCTGTTGCATATTCACGCAAACCAGAGATGGAACAGTTTATAGCAGAATGGAAAAATCTTTATGACTCAAAATCAGGAGAACGAGGTATATACAATGTGGCCGCAGCTCAGGCCCAAGCAGCCAAGTTTGGAAGAAGAGATCCAGATATTCACTACGGAACTAACCCATGCTCAGAAATTATTTTACGTCCTTACCAGTTTTGTAACCTTTCAGAAGTCGTACTACGTGAAAATGATACAAAGAAAGATATCCAACGCAAAGTCGAACTTGCAACAATTCTTGGTACGTGGCAATCAACACTAACAGATTTTAAGTATCTTCGTAAAATATGGAAAGACAATACAGAAGAAGAGCGCTTATTAGGTGTTTCATTAACTGGACAGTTTGGACATAAGTTCATGTCTGGTAAAGAGGACCTAGTTTCCTTAGAGGCATTTTTAATGACTCTAAGAGAAAAGGCAAGAGAAACAAATAAAGATGAGGCTGGGAAAATTGGGATTCCAGAGTCTGCAGCTATTACATGTGTAAAGCCATCTGGAACAGTATCTCAATTGGTCGGGGTATCTTCAGGAATGCATGCATGGCATTCTCCATATTATATTAGAACAGTACGTGGATCTAAGGGAGACCCCATTTCTGTTTTCTTGAAAGAAGTTGGGATTCCAGTAGAAGACGATGTAATGAAACCAAACGATACATATGTCTTCTCATTTCCAGTAAAAGCACCAGAAGGTGCAATTGTTAGAAATGATTTAACTGCTATAGAGCACCTAAATATTTGGTTGGTATACCAACGTGCTTGGTGTGAACATAAGCCATCTATTACTGTTTCTGTAAAGGAAGAAGAGTGGATGGAAGTTGGAGCTTGGGTATATAAGCACTTTGATGAAGTATCTGGAATTTCATTCCTACCTCACTCAGATCATTCATATAAGCAGGCACCATATCAGGAAGTTTCAAAAGAAGAGTATGAAGATCTACTAAGCAAGATGCCAAAAACAATTAGATGGGAAGATTTATCTTTCTATGAGACAGAAGACGGAACATCTACAAACGCCACTCTGGCTTGCAGTTCAGATGGCAATTGCGAACTCGTAGACATTTCTTCATAATAGGTATATAATATAAATTGGGGTAACACCCAAATTCCTGGGCGCAATGCCTAGAAATAGGAGGATCTACATGACAAAAGATCTTAAAAAGAACGGACTAGTAGAAATGCAAGAAAAAATTCTAGCAGCGCTAGCAAGTTATGGTCGCCACTTCTTAGGTGCGTCTATTGCTCTTTACATGACTGGAAATACTGACCCAGCAGATTTAATTAAGGGCGGAATAGCAGCATGTTTGCCAGTTATTCTAAAAGCACTTAATAGCAACGAGCCAGCTTTCGGCTTTACAAAGAAGTAATTCTTAAAATCAATTAGGATAGCTCCTGTGCTAAAATAAGCATAGGAGTTTTCCTATTTTAGGAGATTTTGCAAATGGCAGGTAAAAAGAATTTCGAAGTGGATCAAAATACCACTTTTAGCTTTATTGTTGAGTATAAAGACAACAATGACAATCCAATCAACCTAACAGGGTCCTTGGCTAAACTTCAGGCTAGAGATACACAAGGCGGATCTAAACTAGCATTTAGCTTAACTAGTCCAGCAGGCGGAATTACAATTGATGGACCAAATGGTAAAGTAACATGCAAAATGACTCCCACACAAACAAACAAATTATTTTATCCAAAGTCCTCATATGACCTTATGATCATAGACTCTAATGGAAATAGAATTAAGCTGCTTGAAGGATTTTTCACACTCAGCAGATCGGTAACTATATAATGGTAGAAAATGTAATTGTAACCGAACAAATAAATAAAGTCATAATTCAAACTCCTGGACCACAAGGCCCAAGAGGAAGAAGTATATTAAATGGAAATGGCTCTCCCGCTGAAAATTTTGGTCTCGAAGGAGACTTTTATTACGATAAACTAACAACTAGATTTTATGGCCCAAAACCATCAGATATAACATGGGCAGGTGCCCCAAACTACCTTTTGAATACAGAAGTTGCTTTTCAGTATGCTTGGGAAATGGTCAATATTACTGGACCAGTATCTGGCATATACTCTGTTGTAATAAATCACAATTTAGGATTCTCTCCAAACGTCACTGTTAAGTCAAGCGCTGGAGATGTTTTAGAAACGGGAATAGACTATAATAGTCTTAATACTTTAACACTGACAATGGCCCAACCATTCTCAGGGACAGCATATCTGTCCTAAGAAGGAGCAAAGAAAATGGCAAGAAAATTTTTAGTAAGCGTTGATCTCAACAAGAATGAGTTACTCAATGCCAGAATTCAGAACTTAGGTTCTGCCCCATCAAGTCCAGTCACTGGTCAAGTTTACTATGACACATCGAACAACACGATGTACTACTACAATGGACTATCCTCACCAGATGGCCCATGGATGCCAATGTCTGGCTCCACAGAGGTTATTCAAGATGTAATTGGTTCATCCGTATTAGCTGGAACAGCATTAACATCAACATATAACGACACAGCAGGAACAACAACATTAAGTTTAAATAATACAGCGGTAACAGCTGGAGCATATGGCTCACAAACAAAAATTCCTACATTCACAGTAGACGCACAAGGTCGTTTAACTGCAGCTGGTGAAGTAGACGTAGCAACAACACTTACAATTTCAGATGATACCTCCGCAACAATTGGTATTAACCTTCTAACAGAAACTCTTGAAATAAATGGTGGAGAAGGAATTGATGTATCCGTAACTGGAGACACAGTAACAATTTCAGGAGAAGACGCATCCTATACAAACAAGGGTGTTGCATCATTTAGCGCAACAGATTTCGTAGTAACATCTGGAGCTGTAGCACTTAATACTGAATCAATTCAGGACATGATTGGTGGGATGGTAACATCTCCAAATACTGAAAATGGAATTACAGTAACTTATGATGATTTAAATGGTAAGGTAAACTTTGATGTAAATGATCCAACTATAACACTTTCAGGTGACGTAGCAGGATCTGCAACAATGACAGACCTTGGCAACGTAGAAATCACAACAACAATTCAGCCTAACTCTGTAGCCTTGGGAACAGATACAACAGGTAACTATGTAGCAACAATTTCTGGAACAACAAACGAAATTGAAGTTTCTGGCTCAGGTTCAGAAAACTCTGCAGTTACAATTGGTCTTCCAAATGATGTTCAAATTACTGGAAACCTACAGGTTGGCGGTAACTTAAACGTAGTAGGAACAATTAACTCTGTTAATACTACTCAGGTAAACATTGTTGATAATAAGATCAACCTTAATACAGACTTTACTGGAACCCCAACAACAGATGCAGGAATCCGTGTTGAGCGTGGAGATTCCCCAGACGTTGAAATTCTTTGGAATGAAACAAATGATAATTGGACATTAACAAATAATGGTACAAATTATCACGCAATTACAAGAAAGTTTGTAGAAACTCTATCTACTTCTGCAACATCTTATGTAGTAACACATAATTTAGGAACATCAGATGTAATGGTACAGGTATCTGAAACAGCATCACCTTACGCAAAAGTAGAAACTGATATTGAACTTACTTCAGCGTCTACTGTAACAGTAAAGTTTGCTTCAGCACCAGCATCAGGAGCATATAAAGTAGTAGTAATAGGATAAAAGAATGGCTAAACAATTTTTAGTACCGCTAAAACTTGTAAATCTTTCTCAAGATCCAACGGTAGGAACTACTGGAGAGCTTTATCTAAATAGCGTAACTGGTAAGATAAGATTATATGTAAATGGAGCATGGGGAGACCTAAGTTCAGGCAGTGGTGGCGGATCTGCAGGATTACTAGAGCACTCACACTCTTATGACGGAACGGTAGTTGGAGTACAAACTACAATTGCTATTTCGTTTCCAAATTTAGACGGAGGCTCTGTTTATAACATAGTCTCAGCAATTGGAAATGTAGACGGAGGATTCCCAGAATCCTTCTATAGTTTAGAAGCAGCATATGATGGAGGAGTAGTCTAATGGCAGTAACAATTCAATCACGCAGAGGTACTCTATCCAATTGGACAACAGTAAACCCCATCCTTGCCGATGGCGAAATTGGTATAGACTTAACATCTCTTAGACTTAAAGTAGGTAATGGTACATCAACATGGAATCAGCTAGACTACTCATTTGCTAAGATATTCTTTGGATCAAATGCTCCAGCTTCAAATTTAGGATTTAAAAATGACGTATATATTGATAGCCTTACAGGCTTAATTTATAATAAAACAAATGACACTACATGGGCAGCAGGAACATCTATTGCTGGTAACTATGTAAATCTTTCTGATGTCGGAGTTACAGTAGCATCTCTTTCTGGCGGCAAAATTCCAGATACACAAATACCAGATGGAATTGCAAGAGATTCAGAAGTAACAACTGCATTATCAAGTTATGTGCCCACTTCTCAAAAGGGTGCTGTTAGCGGAGTTGCAACATTAGATACTAATGGAACAATTCCAGATACACAGATTCCAGCAGCAATTGCTAGAGATTCTGAAGTTACAACAGCAATTAATAATTTAAGCTCAACGCTAACAACATCAATAGGAAACGTAGCAACAGATTTATCAACAAACTATGTTCCAAATACAGCTAAAGGCACTGCTAACGGAGTAGCAACTTTAGGGTCAGACGGTAAATTAACTGCTGGACAAATTCCAGCGATTTCAATTGTCGATACTCATGTTGTAGCTAGCCTAGCAGCTCAAAACGCTTTAACTGTTCAAAAAGGTGACTTTGTAATTAGAACAGATGAAGGCAAAACATATGTTTATGACGGAGCGGTATATCAAGAAATTCTTACACCAGGCGGTGGAGGAGGATCGGCATTAATCACTTATCAAGCATGGTCTCCAACAATAGGTGGATCATTCAGTCTTGGCAATGGATCGGTATCTACTAGATACACGAAGAGCGGACAGTTTGTTCAGGCCAATTTAAGAATTTCATGTGGTTCAACGACTAACCTAGGAACAGGACTAACTTTTACAATGCCTACTACACCAGTCGGCACAGTAAATATGTACGGAGCTATCACAAACAATAAGGTGGGGTACCCACTAACTAAGTTTGCTGAAACCTCTGGAGTAGTAACCGTGGCTGGAGAAGAGAAAAAAATCAGCTACTCAGACTTAACCTCTATTGGAACATACCAGGATTTGGCAAATTCATTTGTCAGATATGGAAGAATTACTGGAAATTCTTTCCACACCCCATTAAAGAATAATGGGTTGCTTTTAACTAATCAGTATGCTACAATAAATTTAACATTTACTTACGAAGGATAACATAGATTATGGCAGGAACAACTACTAACGGATTACCATATCCTAGTTCTGGAGACAACATTGATGTCCCAGCGGATATTCAGGCATTAGCTCAAGCAATTGAGTCTAATTTTATTACAGAAAATATTGTTGATGCAAAAGGTGACTTAATTGTTGCTACGGCAAGCAACACTGTAACTAAAGTTCCTCTTGGTTCAAACGGTTATGTTCTAACAGCAGATTCTTCAGAAAGTTCAGGAGTAAAATGGGCGGTACCCTCAGCGGGTGCTTTCGACCCAATTCTCTTTTTAGGAGTATAAAAAATGGCATCAGATTATAAAGTACTTGGACAGGTAGCACCAGCATCAAACACTGTTGATCTTTATACCGTTCCTTCAGGAAAATCAGCAGTTGTAACAAATATTATTGTTACAAATCGTCACTCATCTACATCATCATATAGAATTGCTGTAAGACCAGCAGCCTCAGCAACAAGCAACGAGCACTACATTGCTTACGACATAGATGCCCCAGGCCTTGGAACAACAGCTTTAACATTAGCTTTAACATTGCAGGCAGGCTATGATCTTGAAGTAACTTCAAGTTCTGCAAATTTATCATTCAGCGCATTTGGAACGGAGATATCATAAAATGGCAATTAATCAATTAGGTGGCGGTAGCGCTGCTTTAGAAGCAAAGTTTAATGCAAAGGGAGATATTCTAGTAGCAACAGCAAATGATGCTTCTACCGCAGTTTCAGTTGGAACGAATGGACAAGTTTTAGTTGCGGATTCCTCTCAAGCAGCAGGAGTAGTTTGGGCAGCAAATGCTCCAGATGTAGCAACAACAAAGGGTGATTTAATCACACGTACAGCATCAGGATACGCAAGAATTGGAGTTGGATCTAACGGACAAGGTCTTCTAGCTGACTCATCTACAGCAACAGGATTAGTCTGGGGAGCTCCAGCATCAGTTGCTTATTATGACAGAACTCAGGTATTTACATCATCAGGAACATGGACTGCACCAGCTTCAGTAAACAAAGTTAACGTGCTATGTATTGGTGCAGGTGGCGGAGGCGCTGCAGGTGCACGTATTGGCGCAGGTGCTTCGGCAACAGCAGGTGGTGGTGGCGCAGGAGGAAACGCAGTATACATTAAAGACGTTCCAGTAACCCCAGGAACAACATACACAGTTGCAATTGGCAGCGGAGGACTTGGTGGAGTAGGATTAAACGTATTCCAGTCAAGCTCTAATACAACACAAACAACTGGCCCAGGTGGTTCAAATGGTGGAGACACATCATTTGGTTCACTAAACACAGTTCAGTATGTTCTTGCAGCAGGTGGTGAAGGCGGAGGAACATCTAACGTATCAGGTGGTAGAAATAGACCAAATAACTACTTAGGACAATACACATTTAACTACGGATCAACTTATGGTGGTCAAATGTGGATGGGATACTGGACACAACAAGACGGACAGACATTTGATTCCAGTACCGCAAACATGAGAGCTAGATGGTTCAGCACTGAAAGATTCATTGAAACAGGAGACAGCTTTACATATTTAACTGTTGATGGAAGCCAGGTAATGCCTGGTGGAGGATCTTCAAGCGGATATGACACAACCACAACTCCAGATCAACAATGGATTAACGGAAAACATGCTGGATCTGGTAATCAATCTTCTAGAGATCAGCAACAGCGTTGGAAATCTCCACAATTCTCAAACCTATTAAATATAGTAGGTGGAGGCTCAGCAGGAGCTACAGGAAACGCTAAAGGTGGAGGCGCAGGTACTCCAGCAGGATACATGGGTGGTGGAGGACTTGGTGGTCGTGCAGATCAAAGTTCTGCAGCTCTTTCTTCAGTAGGTCATCAAGGAAACGTAGGAGCAGGTTCTGGCGGAGGCTCTGGATTTAACGGTAACGCTGGAAACGGTGGAAACGCTGCAGCAAACACTGGCTCAGGTGGCGGAGGTGGCGGAGGTTCATTTGGAGCTTCTACTTATATCTCTGGCTCTGGTGGTACTGGTGGTTCTGGAATAGTAGCACTTTCATGGATAGGAGCATAACATGTCACAATATGTATATGTAAAAGATAATAAAGTAGTAAACCTTGTTGATTTTGTAGATCCCTCAGCGGCTACATTAGACTTGTTTAGAATTTCTGCTGGAGTAGATTCAATAGTAGAATTCGATGGCTACATTGCAGTAGGAGACGGTTTTGTAAATGGAGTAAGAACTCCTAACAAACCATTTGAAGGATGGGTTCTATCAGAAGATGGTTCTTACTACCTTCCTCCAACAAACAAACCTTCAGACGATCATGTATGGTCTGATGAAGATGAAGACTGGGTTTTACCAGCTTAATTAAAATGCATTAATAATAAATGGCCTACTTCGGTAGGCCATTTATTTTATACTTAATTAAATTAAATTGTGAGGTATAATAAGATATATGGCAACTAATTTCCCAACATCTTTAGATACATTAGTTAATCCTTTATCAGGAGATAATGTTAATGCTCCTTCACATGCCGCTCAACATACAAATGCTAATGATGCTATTGAAGCACTAGAGCAAAAAGTTGGTATAACAAATTCGGCGGTAACAACAACTCATGATTATAGAATTTCTCAAGTAGAGGCTTTAGCAGCAACCGCAGCAGCGGGATCAAAGTCAATTATTCAAGATGTTAGAAATCAAAGCGGATCATCTTTAACTAAAGGAACTCCAGTATATGTATCTGGATCAGAAGGAGCTTCTGGAAAGTTATTAGTTTCACCAGCTTCAAATTCTGCAGAATCAAGTTCATCAAAAACAATGGGATTAACCTCTTCAACAATTTTAAATAACAACAATGGACAAGTAGTATCTGAAGGAATTTTAGAAGGAATTAATACAACTGGATCGGTAGACGGAGATCCAGTATGGCTGGGCACAAGCGGTCAAAAGATATATGGACTTGCTAATAAACCTTATGGATCATCACACCTTGTATTTCTAGGAATTGTAATTCGTGGCGGACAACAAAATACAGGATCCATGTATGTAAAAATACAAAATGGTTTTGAGATAGAAGAATTGCATAATGTATCAGCTAGAAATGCAGCTACTGGTGATATTTTAGTATATAACGCAACAAGCGGATTATGGGAATTAGAAACATCTACAACATTTGTAACAACAACAGATTTAGGAAACTCTCTAGGAAGCTATGTTCTATCCTCAGAAGTAGGAAACCCAGATGGCGTAGCCTCTCTTGATTCAACTGGTAATATTCCAGTTGCCCAACTTGGTAATATTATAGATGCCGCACCAAATGCTTTAAATACATTAAATGAATTAGCAGCGGCATTAAATGATGATGAGAATTATGCTACTACAGTAACTACAGCACTATCAGGAAAGGCTCCACTGGCCTCTCCAGCCCTTACTGGAACACCAACTGCTCCAACAGCGGCATCAGGTACAAGTACAACACAAATAGCCACTACAGCTTATGTACAAGACTCTTTAGCCATGGCAATGGCGTTAGCCTTATAAGCCCTTAAATGGTAAAATTTGTTAGGAGATAAATATGTCAGTACAATTTGATTTAACCAATTTCAACTCTGTCATTCAGGCGAAGATGAATCAACTGCATTCAACTACATCTGCAAACGAGATGATTTTGATACTGAAGGCACTTGAATCGGCATATGCAACTATTCTTAATGGTACTGCAATAAACAATGCAAATGCTATTACAGATATTGGTAATACTAAAGTAGCAGCAGTTAATACAGCAGGAACAACTCAGGTAGCCGCAGTAAATACCGCAGGTACCACTCAGGTAACAGCAGTAAACACAGCTGGAACAACTGGCGTAACAAATATTAATACAAATAAGACAACAGCGTTATCAGAAATAGATGTTGCTAAGACACAAGCAACAGCATTAGTAATGAGCGCAGCGGGTGGAACAAATCCGTTTTTGTTGATGGGAGCGTAATAAATGGCAACAAACTATAAAATATTAGGTCAAGTTCAAGCTTCATCTGCTGGAGCAACTCAAAATTTAAATATCTGGCCAGATCCAAACTTTGAATTTTATCCAGCATCACACACAAGTGGTCACGGTCCATCCAGTGGTGGCGCTAATGCAACAAGTCCAACTTTTGCACCATGGCAAGGATCTAACTGGCAATCAAATGAATACATAGACTATCTTGACGGAGATGGATATACCGTTGGATCTCGTTCAGACTCTATTAGATTTAACGCTCACCATCACAATGCAAACCCTCACTGGATTACCAGAGACTCAAATAAGCCATACCTAGATTCATCAAAGGTTTATACGCTATCTTTATGGTATAAAGGAACTAGCGATGGACACTGGAATAAAACATTTGCTTGGTCAAGAAATGACGGATCTAGCTGGACAACTATTGAAGACTGGGGTTCAAATGGAGATGCTCACACCCAAACAAATAACAGAGGCTACTTGAATAGTTGGAAACAATACTATACAACATTTAGCGGAACAAATAACTGGTTTAGAATGTATTACAGATCAGGACAATATAACTCAAATAACTGGAATAGATTTCAGATAGATAATATTTATTTAACAGAAGGAGCTATTCCTCAAGCATTAATTCCCACACGTGCTCCAGATGGTTCTACTGGAAATCCAAATATTGTATATGCTGCTCCATTTACTGTTAGATCAGAAGGATGGGCTGGAGATGCATACAACTCTTCAACAATTAGAAAATTAACTGGAGCATGGCAGACACTATACACAGTTCCAGATACATACCAGACTGTTGCATCAACCATATCTATAACAAATATATCTGCAACATTACCAGCAACGTATAGAATTGCTGTTGTTAAATATGGAGAAGCATTAACTCACAAGCATTTGCTAGCTTTTGATCAACCAATTGCAGTAAGTTCAAATGAATCATACACAGTTGGTATGACACTATCAGCTGGAGACAGAATTATGGTTCAGTCAGATACAGATAGAGTTCAGTTCTCATTATTTGGTTCGGAAATTACTCCATGATAAAAAGAAGTGGAGCATATAGAGAAAGAAAGTCATATTCAGACGGACTTACACTTATTTGTGAAACAACACCATATGCTGGTACAATAAATGCAAATAGCGGAATGATAAACCCTCAATTAGTTGATGGTACTTCAACAATTTCTTTTTCAAATATACCGCAACATTTTAGAGATATTAAATTAGTATTTTCTCAAATGGCTCATAATACAGCAAATAGCACTGGCTATAGAATTGTTATGAACCTTAATGGAGATACTACAAATAATAGATATTATACTAGAGCTGGATTTAGAGCGACTGGTAGCGGAGGAAATACATCGGTATCAGCTCCAACCTGGAATGCTGATAACACTAATTCTTTTTATTATGGATCAGTATTTAGACCAGAAAATGTTACTTGGACTGGAAGCGGAGAAATCACATTTCCGTCATATTCTGCAGTTACTGGCTGGTCTAGATCAGCATATGGAAACTGGTACCACTTAAACCAATCAGACTACAACCTTCCATATGGGTTTAACTATTATAATGGAAGCAATATGGCAATATCAAGCATTAATATTTCCCTAGAGTCTTCAGTTACATTTAGACAAAATTCAAAAATAACCCTTTACGGAATAGGATAATTGTAGTATAATATATACAAGGAGACAATAAACATGCCATCAACATATCATTTATATCAAAGATACGGATTAATCTCACCAACCGAGACTGGTACTGGGGTATATGCAATGTGCAAATATTTACCATCACCAGTAATTCAACAAGGAATTACAAACGCTGTTTACGCATTTGATGCTACCGCAGACTATTCAACATTTTCTCCAACTGGAGCAGTATCGTACTACGACGCTCAATTTGGAATGGTTGGAGTAGGCTCAACTCGTGTAATTCTAGATGGATCTTCTCCTACACCAAATATTAAAATACCAAGCTCATCTTACTATGACACTGGAGTGGTTACATATAAAACAGCATCTGTATATGTTTGGAGCGAATTCGCACTTCAAATTAGATTAGATTTAAACTTACAAGATGCTTCTAATAATTCTGTAGGCGGAACAGATAGCACAACAGTAACTCTTACTCCTTATAAATGGACAAGAATTGAAACTATTTCAACTGCAAATGCTCAAAAAGTTCTAGCAACATTAAATGTATTAAATTTTAATTCTGCAACAGACACAGGAAAAATATTTTATATGGACTGTGTTCAAATTGAAAATCAAAGATGGTCGACTTCTTTTATGAATCAGCCAACTAGAGTTCAGACAGATATAACATTTACTGTTCCAAGATTGGGCCCAGACTATACTGTAACTGGATGGGCAAAAATGGGAAGACATACAACTACCGTAGCTGGAGGCTCAGCACCATTTTTTACATTATATAATGGCGCCACAGACTATGCAACAATGCGGTATGTAGAAGGAACTACAAAAGTTCAAGCTTTTAAAGACGATACTGATCCAAATACAGATTTCTCTACAACAAACTTTGACTTAAACCCATCAGACCTTGTATTTTTTGCATTAGTTAATGATGGATTAACAATGACAATGTACGTAGCAAAAACTGGGGACTCATCTTTAACCACAGCAAATCAAGCAACAGATTTTAGCGTATTTAACACAATTTATATTGGAAGAGATACTGCTTCAAATTATTTAAATGGACCAGTAGAAAATTTATTAATTCATAAAAAAGCACTAAGTTCATCAGATATTTTAGCTATTTTTAATAGTGCAAATTCTTATGATTATGCTTCAACTCAGGATATAATTTTTTCATACGCCACACCATCTACAACTGGAACCAGCAAAGCCCTTGCATATACAGGGACTGGGTACCTTAGATATAAGAATGTTACCGCATCTTTAGATATTATTCCAGCAACTGGAATGGCGTCTAATTCTTTAGTTGGATCATCTACACATCTAGTTTATGGAGATGACGTAGAGGAGTTAGAGCTCTACGGACAGATTGCAACATCAACTAATTTAACAACAGCAACACTCTATACAGTAGATCAAATAATTGATGTACCAGGAATTGGAAGAACTGCTTTCGTAACTAAGCAGTAAGGAGAACTATGATTAATTATATTTGGGCAACAGAAGATACGCTCAAGCGTTATAACGAAGACGGAACACACTCCTTTGTTAGCAAAGAAGATTCAGATTACTTAGAGTGGTCTTCATCTGGAAATACAGCTCAGGACACAGATGAAGCATTGTCAACAACAGAAACAGAGCCATCTCCAAACCATATTTAATATATAATTTATTAAATGTAAAGTAGAAAGATCTGGCATTGCCAAAGCTAAAAAAAATAACTATTGTCGGCGGAGGATCTGCTGGCTGGATGTCTGCTGCTACGCTTATATCAAATTTTCCACAATATGAAATTTCATTAATAGAAAGTCCAGAAATACCTAGAATTGGTGTTGGAGAAAGCACACAACAAAAGATAGCGGTATGGGCTAAAAATATTGGTATTAGCCATAAAGACTTTATGGAAAAAACTGATGCTTCCTATAAATTTAGCATTAGGTTTAAAGATTTTAATCATGTTGGAGATGACGGATTTCATTATCCATTCGGCAGTATACATTTAGGAAACACAAATAAAGGCACAAATGAATGGGCTTTAAAAAAAATAAAATATCCAGAAACACCTAATTCTGATTTTGCAGACTGTTTTTTTCCACAAATGTCTTTAATACATAATAACACAATCAGTGAAAATAAGTATAATGTTTTTGAAGAATTTAATTTTGAAAATGAGCATGCATACCATTTTGATGCGATTAAGTTCGCTAACTGGCTTGCCGAAAATTTTGCAAAACCAAAAGGCGTTCATCATATATTAGCTACAGTTACTAAAGTAAATGTTGATGAAAATGGCGTATCATCATTAGAGTTAGACAATGGAGATATTGTAGAGTCTGATCTATATATAGATTGCACTGGTTTTAAAGCATTATTAATATCAGAATCTTTAAAAGAAGAATTTATAGACTATTCAAAAGGATTGCCATGCAATAGGGCTTGGGCAGTTCAAATTCCATATGTAGACAAAGAAAAAGAAATTGAAAATTATACAAACTGTACAGCTCTAGGATATGGTTGGGTTTGGAACACACCGCTTTATTCTAGAATAGGAACGGGGTATGTTTATTCAGATAAATTTACTACACCAGAAGCAGCCTTAGAAGAATTTAAAGAATACTTAAAAAATAAAATAGACCCCATTCATGCTCCAGAAAGAATTACTGATGATTTAAAATTTAACGATGTTAGATTTAAAACAGGAATCCATAAAAAGCTTTGGTCTAAAAATGTTGTCGCAATTGGGCTTTCCGCTGGATTCATAGAACCACTTGAAAGCAATGGCCTATACACAGTTCATGAATTTTTAAATATTTTATCAAAATCTATTAATAAAGGCTACTATAATGAAATTGATAGAAAAGGATTTAATCATATTACTAGAAGAATATTTGAATCATTTTTTCAGTTTGTTCAATTGCATTATAGCCTTAGCCAAAGAGATGACACAGAGTTTTGGAAATATATGACGGAGCAGGATATAGGCATAGTAGATAATTTTGACTCTACAAGAGAATTTAACAAACAGAGAATGATTGATTCAGAATATAAAGAAACTGGACCAATGTGTGTTGCTTATGGACATGGCGTAGTTCCTTTAGGAACAGAAGAGATAATTCAATATAATGATGTTTCTAATGAAGACTTAGACACCACTGTTTCTGGTTTTATATTTAAAACAAATAAATCTATTGAAAAATGGAATAATGAAGCTAAAGACTCTATGTCTCATTACCAATATTTAAAAAAGAATTTTCATTATATGGATAAGGAGTAATATGTCTAAAAAAATAGTATTTACAAATGTTCCTACAATGCTAGTTTCAGAAGAATACTTTCCGTCTCCAGCCTCTAAATATTTACCAGAGTGGTATAAAAAAACTAATTCATACTATAACGATAAAAAAATGCCACAACAAATTACTATTAAAAAATGTATTCCCGTATTTGATGTTTTATCAATGGGCTATTATATTTTACTAGCACGGGATGTTTTTATAGAAAATGGAAAAAATGGAATGCCACCAGTCATACATGACGCTGAACCAGATTTTAATAAGTACCCTATAATTAGTACACATGAGTTTGAGCAAGCCCCATTTCACCCTTATCCAAAGTTTCACAATAAAATTTTAAAGTGGACCAATCAATTTAGCATTAAAACTGAACCAGGATATAGCTGCTATTTTACAACCCCTCCCCATCAGGATCTGCCATTTTTAAATTTCGATGGTGTTGTAGATACAGATCGCTACCATTCTCCAGTAAATATTCCATTTTCTATAGATCCAGATTTTGAAGGATTAATTGAATCTGGAACACCAATTATTCATGTAGTACCATTCAAGAGAGATTCTTTTAAGATGGAAATAGGATCTGAAAAAGAATTGAATTTAGAAAAAAAGCAAGAACTTAGGCTTCATTCAAAAATATTTGATAGATATAAATCTATGTTTTGGATAAAAAAGGAATACAAGTAATGAAGAATAAAAATCGCATGGAATGGGTTATAGCCCTTAAAACAATGGGGCATAAAGAATATTGGAATAGAGCAAACACCGTTGAGTTTTTTGCATTTGTTGCCAAGGCAGCTATTATTATCCCAGGACTTATATTTGATGTAAGCATCTGGTGGTTCTACATATTTGCCTTAGTTTCAAGTCTTGGGCTTATTTGGTCATCTACCGTTAAAACCATTCCCACTCTTATTTGGTTTAATATTCTATGGAGTACTCTAGCAATAGCTTATATAGCTAAGCACTTTGGACTTATCCTTTAAAATGCGTTTTCATGTGGTTAGTCTTCCACATACTCAAACGACTAAAGAGTATGTCAATTGTGCCTTTACTGAAAAAGTAAGGCGCTTTTGTCTTATGATGAAAGACTTAGGGCATGAAGTTTACCTATATGCTGGAGAAGAAAATGAAGCCCCATGCGATGAACTAATTACCTGTATATCTAATCAAGAAAGAATTGATGGTCTAGCAGGAAAACATTTTACATCAGCTTCGTTTGATATTGCCCAGCCTTTCTGGGATAAATTTTTAAATACCGTAATAAAAGAAATGAGCCCACGACTTCAACAAAAAGATTTTATATGTTTAATTGGCGGTACATCTCATAAGCCAATAGCAGATGCATTTCCAGAACATATGTCAGTAGAGTTTGGAATAGGATACGGATCAACATTTGCAAAGTATCGTGTGTGGGAATCCTACTCATGGATGCATTCATCATATGCTTCCTATAAAGATCCAACTAAAATAGATGGTTTATTTTATGACACGGTAATTCCAGGTTATTTTGAACCAGAGATGTTTCCATTCCAGCCAAATAAAAAAGACTACTATCTTTATATTGGTAGAATGATAGAGCGAAAAGGTGTTGGAATAGCTTCAGAGATGTGTAAAGCAATTGGGGCTAAATTAATTATGGCGGGTCCTGGAGATTACATTCCTTCATATGGCGAATATATTGGACCAGTAGATTCAGATAAAAGAGCAGAACTAATGAGTAATGCAATTGCAGTTATTGCACCAACAACTTATATAGAACCATTTGGCAACATAGTTCCAGAGGCACATTTTTGTGGAACCCCAACAATTACAACGGACTGGGGAGCATTTGTAGAAACAAATCCAAACGGAATAACTGGATATAGATGTAGAACCCTAGATGAATTTTGCAAAGCGGCAGAAGATGTTAAGAAATTAAATCCTCAAATAATACATGATCGTGCAATGGCCATATACTCAGTAGACGTTATAAAATACAAGTATGACAAGTATTTTAAAGGCCTTTTAACCCTATGGGACCAAGGATGGTACACAAGATTATAAGGCTAATAATGGTACAATATAAAAATGGCAACCACAGGTAAAGGTTTTCGATACCCAGATTATTCAAACACTCCAGATGTCCCTAGAGACCTTGGATACCTTGCCGCAGACGTAGATACCTATTTAGGTACACACCCTGGCCCTACGGGCCCTACAGGCCCAACTGGACCCGCAGGAGCTACTGGTCCGTCAGGACCACAAGGTGCAATAGGAGTTACAGGCGCAACAGGTCCTACAGGACCAACTGGACCACAAGGCCCACAAGGAACTGCAGTAACAATTTTAGGAACATATAATTCATTAGGTGAATTACAAACAGCCCATCCAACTGGAAGTGCTGGAGATGGATATTTAATTGGCGGAACGTTATATGTTTGGTCAGTAAGTACAACATCATGGGTAAATGTTGGAAACATTCAAGGACCAACGGGTGCAACAGGACCAACGGGTGCAACTGGTCCACAAGGAGCTTCAGGTGCAGACTCAGTTGTTGCTGGACCAGCAGGACCAACTGGACCAGCGGGAGCAACAGGACCTTCAGGGCCACAAGGCATACAAGGAATTCAAGGAGTATCTGGACCAACTGGACCAGTAGGAGCAAGCGGCCCAACAGGGCCATCAGGAGCAGACTCTACAGTTCCTGGTCCTACAGGACCAACAGGACCAGCAGGAGCCACAGGACCAACGGGACCAGCAGGAGAAGTAACACTACTTGGAGCACAGACACTTGTAGATAAAACATTAAATTATCCTACATTTTTATCTGGTACAGAAACAGTAAATATAGTTGCTTCAGCAGCAACTGGAACAATTAACATTGATGCTGAAACATCAACAATTTATTATTATACTTCTGATGCAACAGCAAATCATACTTTAAATTTTAGATATAATTCTTCTACATCATTATCTTCAAAGTTAAGTGTTGGAGAATCAATTACATTTGTGTGGATGAATACAAGTGGCGCAACAGCATATTACCCATCTGTCATTCAAGTTGATGGATCATCAATTACACCAAAGTGGCAAGGAGGAACTGCACCAACTGGAGGCAATACAAGCTCTGTAGATCTTTATACTTTTACCGTTTTAAAAACAACGGCTTCTCCAGCTTACGTAGTTCTTGGATCACAAACTAAGTTCGCATAGGAATAGCATATGCCAATAATATCATCTAGAGGTTCAGGCTCTTCAAGAGGGTTTGGTTTTGGCATTGGTAAATCTGGACCAATTGCAAACGGTGGAGACATAATTGCAACATACGGATCCTATACATATCATACATTTTTAAATAGCGGAACATTTACAATGCTTTCATCTAAGCCAGTTGAAGTTTTAACAATTGGTGGAGGAGGAGCAGGCGGAGGACACCACTCAACACTATACACAACATATGGTGGAGGAGCAGGAGCTTTACTATTACAAAATACAACTCTTTCCCCAAACACTTACTCAGTTACAGTTGGTAGTGGAGGAGCTGCCCCATATTCTACACAAGGAGTTAGAGGTCCAAATGGATCTTCATCCCAATTTGGAAGTTTAACTGCAGCATCAGGTGGCGGAGGTGGTGGAGCTAGTAGTGGAAATTCAGCATATTTTAATTCAGCTTCTCAAGACGGATCTGCTGGAGCAAGCGGTGGAAATGGTGGCGGAGGCTCACCAGCAGGCTCTGGAACACAAGGATTTGCAGGCGCACTTGGTGGTGGAGGAGGAGCAGGCGGAGTAGCATCATCAACATTAGCTGGGTCTGGTGCAACATATACAGATTGGTTTATAGCTTCAGGAAAAGGAATCAGCGGTCTTTTTGCAGGTGGCGGAGGCTCTGCAGATTATATTACAGTTAGCGGTGGTGGAGGACAGGGCGGTGGCCCAGCACCATGGGGTGCAAGTGGACAAAGTGGAATTGAAAATACTGGTGGTGGCGGTGGCGGTGCAGGAAAAAATCAAGACTCTTTTCAGCCTGGAGGAAGTGGCGCAAAAGGAATTGTAATTGTTAGATACTTAGGATCTCATCCAGATGCAATTATACGGACAGCACCAGGTGCAGTTCCTACAAACTCTGGAGCACCAGCAATTGGAGGATCTGCATCAGCAGGAAGCACATTAACAAAAACATCTGACGGTTCTTGGAGCGGACAAACATATTTAGAATACAAATGGCAATACTCTAATGATGGATCGATATGGGGAGATAGAACTTCATGGTCAGCAACTTATTCAGATTATTCAATAAGCCCAGCATCAGCTGGACAAGCACCTTGGCAATATTTTACTTCTTATCCTGCAAAAAATTCTACTAATCAGACATATAGTTTAAGACAAGGATTAAATGGAAGTAAAGATCAAGGACTATACTATAGACTAGCTGTAAGAGGCGTTAACTCAAGTGGATCTTCGGCTCCAGCATATTCTGCAGCTACATCACAAATACCATTAATTCCAGTATATTCTGGAGGAGGAAGCTACACTGGTTCTTTATCATCTGGTAGCACAATATCAGCAACAAGAGGAACATGGAGTTCAACTGCTCCTCAATGGTTATATTCTTTTATGAGAGCATCAAATCCAGATGGAAGTAATACTACAGCTTTTATGCAAACAAGTTCTACTGATAGCGCAGGAAACCCATCCGCAGGATGGGGAAACTCATTTGGAAGAAACTACACAATTACTGCGTCAGACAGGGGATCGTACCTTGGAGTCATACTTACACCAATAGGTGGTAGTATTAGTGGAGGAAGCGGTGTTACAATTATGTTTGGATATGTACCATGATAAATGAAATATTAATAGAAAGACCAGAAGAGGCTCCAACCTTTTTTAAAGTTTCTTTAAATAATCCAAATGATGAATCATACATTCAATGGATTAAATCTACTGTAGGAGCAAGATGGGTAGATATTCAAGGAACTACATTAAACCTAATTAGAGAAAATAGGGACGGAACAATATATATTTATAATGAAGCTTTAGATAGTTGGGATATAGATGTCATATAAATTAGATGTTCTTTCTCATTCACCACTAGCCTTTTGGCCACTAGAATCTGTTTCTAGCAGTGGTTTATTGACCTATCAAGATTTATTAGATGACTATTCTACATATACTCAATTCTTAAACGGATTTGATACGTATGCTGAATCTAGCGGATCAATTACCCCAGACATTTCTGGCTCAAATAATACTGGTATATACATAGGCCTTTTATATGAAAACAATATTCCTTTAGTATCAGGATTAACTCAATCAAGAAAAATTAAAGGATCTTCTTCTATATTTTATCCAACCTTAAATGATCATACTCAGCCTCAGTCATCAGCAGGCTTTGGAACATCAAATGCTTCAGACAATGATTTTACTTTAGAATGCTGGGCATATGTAGATACATCCTCTACCTTAGATATACCATTAGTTGGAGACTCATCATCAGATGTAGGATTGTTCTATAGCAATAAGAATATTACATTTAAATTAAATTCTCAAGAAATTACATGGACGATTCCATATACAAAGAAAGCGCTTCATATAGTAGCTACATATACCCCTACAAATGCATATCTTTACATTGACGGTAAGATGGAGGTCCAGAAAGATCTTACTAATTTTGCATTTAATAACTCTAGCCTAAATCTATCTTCTGGCCCAGTAAATAACTCTAATGACTACATGCTAATAAATTCAGTTGCTATCTACAGATACTCACTAAGTCCTCAATCAATTAAAAGCCATTATGATAATGGAAAGACAATTGATTCAAATCAGGTAGTATATCCAGATGGGGGAGAGCTATTTAACATATACGATAATGCATTGTCGACAAAGTACTCATACTCTTATCCAGCTAATAGACAATGGGAAGACTTTTTGACTGATGATTTATACTATGACAATATAAATGATGCGATAAGAATTTCTTCAGGAACTGGTATTGCAAAAACCGTTATACTTAATGATTTTATAACTATCCCAAGCGGTGCAGAAATGGATGACTCCAGAATAGAATGGAGCGGAAATAATGGAATTACAGTCCAGACAAGTATTGACGGGATAACCTATCAGTCTTGTGTAAATGGTCAAGCAATTCCTCAATATTCTCTAGCATCATTTAATGCCTCTAGAAATCTATATATAAGAATTACAATGACAACATCAAATGATAGCCTATACCTTCCTAAACTATATAGCCTATCAATGAGCTTTTATAATAATCAAGTATTCTATGCAAATAACTCAGCCTCATATATCTCTCCTCTTCAGGGAGATGTAGGATTAAGCAATAGTAGATATGAGCTATTATCAAGGGATGCAAGAAATGGAATAGCCCTAGAAACAGGATCAGCATTTTCAATTAATACTAGTACCTTAACTAAATCATTAGAGTTCTTCTATACTCCATCTACAATAAATAACGGCGGGCTAGTAAAATCAACTTCTGGATCTGGATATTCAGCATCTAACTTCTCTTGGTCATCAGGAACAATATCCAAAACCAATATAGCCAAGATATATGTCAATGGAGTAGATAAGAGCACCCAGACAGATATCCATAATATTTTTGCCAAGGATCAGATGTATTATGTGGTTATCACATTTACTAATCCTATATCTGGGCAGATTGATATAAACTACTCTACCGCTGGCGCAATTTCGGCACTTTACCAGAATATAGCCATATATGATTATGCCCTAACCTTAAGTCAGGTAGTAGAACATTTTAACCTATACCTAGGAAATGCAACCGTATCCCTATCTAATTCGTTAATGACCATGACAGAAAACTCTTTTAATTACTATAATTACGACTGGACCGTAGTACAAAATATATAATTTTGTCACAACCCCTGACAATATCTGGACTTTAACCCAAAAGAATGGTAAAATTGTGATCTATGGATATTAATAAGATCAATACTCAGGTATTAGAAGAAGAAACTAGATTAGGCATATATGTTTGGGAAATGCCTGACGGAAAGTGGATAGGCGATGACGAAGGAAATTTTCTCTCAATCACATCAACAAAAGGAAACAAATCTAGAGTTAATGCACTGGCTGATGAAGTTAGGTCATACGGTATTCTTGAAGGCAGGCCTTTATTTCTTTCTGGACGCAGGAAGATCGACGACGAAGAATACCAGTATCAACAACAAAGATTAAAGTGGGGCCTTGTCCCAGATCCTATGGATGTAGGAAACTATAAAGACGAGATGAAAGCTTTGAAAAACGGAGGAGCAAAATAATGGAATATGTAGAAGACAACGATACATTTAGCAATGAGGTATCTATATCAAATTCATCTGATTTATTTAGCTTTAGCCAACCAGTAGTAATTGAAACCGATCCATTTAAAATAGAAGGCGAAGATTTAAAAAAAGTAATTGGACTAAGTCCAGCATTTCGTAGAAAAGTATCTAGAGATCTACAGAAAAGCTTTACTGGAATTGAAGGAACTGGAACACAGCAGAACCTATTGCAGCAAGCAGTAACTGGCTATGCAATGTTTGACCTTGTTCAACCAGTATACAATTTAGAATATCTTTCAAAGATATATGAAATTTCTCCATACAACTATGCAGCAATTAATGCTAAGGTTGCAAACATAGTCGGACTTGGATACTCATTTGTTGAAAGCAAAAAAGCGATGGAAGCACTAGACAATATTGAAGATGCTACACAGCTAACTCGTGCTAGACGAAAGATGGATAGAGTCAGACAGCAGTTAGATATTTGGCTAGAGGATGTAAATCAGGAAGAAACATTTGTTGAAACTCTAGTAAAAGTATATACAGATTTAGAAGCAACAGGAAATGGCTTCATTGAAATAGGCAGAACAACTAGCGGGAACATAGGATATATTGGACATATTCCAGCAAAGACTATGCGTGTTCGTAGACTTCGTGACGGATTTATACAGCTACTTTACGGCAAGGCAGTATTCTTTAGAAACTTTGGCGACATGGAAACAGAGAATCCAATTGCTGGTCAAGAAGATAGACCAAATGAAATTATTCATTTGAAGAAATATACCCCTATGAATAATTACTATGGAATTCCAGATATTGTTGCATCACAAAATGCAATGGCTGGAAACGAGTTTGCTGGTAAATACAACCTAGACTACTTTGAAAACAAGGCAGTACCACGTTATATTATTACAGTAAAGGGAGCAAAGCTTTCACCAGAATCAGAAAGAAAGCTTCTTGAGTTTTTCCAGGTAGGCCTTAAGGGCAAGAACCATAGATCACTTTATGTTCCACTTCCAGCAGATTCATCTGACTCGAAGGTAGAATTTAAGATGGATCCAGTAGAGGCTAATATTCAGGACTCATCATTTAATAATTATAGAAAAGCTAACCGTGATGAAATTCTTTTATCTCATCGTGTTCCAATTAATAAAATTGGAGTCCCAGAAGGAGTCAGCCTTGCCTCAGCGAGAGATGCCGATAAAATGTTTAAAGAGCAGGTATGTCGTCCAGCACAGGATATTCTAGAAAAGAAATTAAATAGAATTATTGCAGAAAAAACAGACATACTTATTTTGAAGTTTAATGAGCTAACCCTTACAGACGAAGACACTCAATCTAAAATTGATGAGAGATATTTGCGTATGCAGGTTATTACCCCAAATGAGGTAAGAATCCGAAAGGGAATGATTCCAATTGACGGTGGGGATGAAGTAATTCAATTAAAGCCTCAACAGGCAGCGGAACAAACAGCCCAAGCAATGAATAGTAGAGCCCGAACTCAAGAAAGAGATTCTAACTCACCTGATATTTCAGGGGAGGCCAGAAACCCAAAAGGTGAGGGTAGGGTCACAGCTTAATTATTAGGCAACTAGTTATTTGCCTTTTTACATTTTAAAAGATAAAATTAAGCATATGAATATTGAAAAATCTTTATGGTCTTCTCATGGCGATAACATCAGCTTATCTGTCCCATTCACTAAAGTCAATCGTGAAAAAAGAACTGTTTCTGGATTCGCAACTTTAGATAACATTGATCAAACAAATGATCTAGTAACTGCAGAAGCAAGCCTGAAAGCTTTTGAAAATTTCCGTGGCAATATCCGTGAAATGCATGGATCAAATGCTGTAGGCAAAATGCTTTCATTTAGACCAGAAACATTTTATGACCCAGCAACAAAAGAATTTTATAGCGGAGTATATGTAGATGCATATGTTTCTAAAGGCGCACAAGATACATGGGAAAAAGTTTTAGATGGAACTCTACAGGGATTTTCAATTGGCGGGAAAATCACAGAGTCAGATAACGAAGTAAATAAGTCAACAGGTAAGACTGTAAGATTTATTAAAGGCTACGACCTACTTGAGCTTTCAATTGTAGACTCGCCAGCAAATGAATTGTGTAATATTTTATCAATTCAGAAAGCAAACGGTTCTTTAATTTTTAAAGGTATTGCGGCAGAAGTTACTACAGAAAACATTTTTTATTGCGAAGAAAGCAAATCAGTATTCATCTCACAAGATGCATCATATGATTCCCCTGTTACTGGTAAACCAGCAGCACTAATTGGGTGGGTAGAGTCAAACGATGTTAATAAATCAAAAGAGATAGATAAAATTCTTGATTCATTTTTGAAGTCAAGATTACCGTTGCCTGAAAGACAAACAATTGCAAAACAGGCAAACGTAGAAGGAGGTAGTGAAGTGTCAGAAAACACAGAAACAGTAGTAGTTGAAGAAACTGCTCCAGTAGAAACACCAGTTGTTGCTGAGGAAGCACCAGCTGTTGAAGTAGCTGCAGAAGATGCAGTTGCAGACGCTTCTGCCGAAACTCTAGAAAAAGCAGCCGACGTATCAGAAGTTGAGGTTGATGAACCTGATTTTGCAAAGATGCTTGGTGATTTAAAGGGCTTTTTCTCAGAGACTCTAAATAAAGCTTCTGAGGCAAATGCAGCACAGGTTTCAACTATTAAAGAAACAGTAGAAACTTTTAGCAAGAGCGTCGATAGCAGAATTTCAGAATTGGCAGAACAACATGCCGTACTAAGCAAGGCTGTTGAAGATATCAAGGGCACAATTGATGGCGTAGAAAAGCGTGTCGATGCAGTTGAATCAGAGACTGCAATTAAGAAGTCCTCTGACCTTGGCGGGTCACAGGAAGTAACAATCAAAAAATCTAAATGGAACGGTTCTTTCCTCGGTTCCGTGAACGAATTATTTAACTAAAAAGGGTAGGTGAAACAAACAATGAGCAATGAATTATTAGAAAAGACAATTGCAGCAGGTACAACTGCTACAGGTACATTCGCATCCACTACAGGTGGGTCAGGAGTACACCGTGGATCAGAAAATGGCAACGGTGGTCTATTAAATGCAGAACAATCAGCTCGCTTTTTAGACTATATGTTCGACGCAACCGTAATTGGTAAAGTCGCCCGTACAGTCCGCATGAGAGCAGACACTACAGAAATTGATCGTATGTCAGTTGGAGAGAAGCTTATGAAGCTTGCAACTGAAGGAGACGACACAGCAGCAAACAGCGCTGTTACTTTCTCAAAGATCTCTTTGACAACAAAGAAACTTCGCTTGGATTGGGAGCTTTCAACAGAGTCTCTAGAAGACAACATTGAAGGTGCTGATCTAGAAGATCACATTGCCCGCTTGATGGCAACACAGGCAGGTAATGACATTGAAGATGTAATCCTTAACGGAAATACATCTCTAACTTCAGATGCACTATACAAGTCATTTGACGGTATTGTTAAGAAGGCAAAGGCTAGCGGTCACGTTGTTGACGCAGGTGGAGCTGCAGTAAGTCGTGCTGTATTTAACAGCGCTCTTAAGGCTCTTCCACGTAAGTACAAGCAACGCCGTTCAGATCTTCGCTTCCTAGCAGGATCAAACTTGATTCAAGATTTCCTATATGCTAACAGCATTGGAACAAACAACACAATTCCACAAGATATTGCTTCAAGCATTATCCGTGGACAAGAGGTACAACCATTAGGTGGACCTGCAGGATATGTGGCACCATTCGCATTCGGTATTCCGATTGTTGAAGTTCCACTTCTTCCAGAAGCACAAGATGGCGATTACACAGGAGAGACTGGCAACCACGGAGACATCCACTTGACATTCCCAAATAACGTAGTTATTGGTATCAAGCGTGACGTAACTGTTTACCGCTTCTTCTGGCCACGTAAGGACTCAATTGAGTACACAATGTATACTCGTGTTGGTGTTCAAATCGAGCAGGCAGATGCCTGGGTCGTTGTGAAGAACGTAAAAGTAGCTTCATAATAGGATTAATTCCGCAAGAAAGGCCCCCAATTAATTTTGGGGGCTTTTCATTTTAATTTAGTAATGCTATAATTAAATAACCTAGATTAAGGAGATTACTATGTCATTCGAGACATTAAAGATATCTGAACTTAGAAAGATCGCTGAAGATTTCGGCGTAGACACAGAAACATTAAAGAATAAAAATGATATTGTTGCATCCCTAGCAGACGAAGGCGTTACTTGGGCGGTATATCAAAAAACCATTAAAGACGTAGAGGATGCCAAGGAAGATATTTCTCACGAAATTCTACCTAAATTTGATCCAAAAGCGGAGCAGCCAGAAAATACTGTTTTAGTTAGAATGACAAGAGCTAACTTTAGGTATGATATTATGGGATTCACCTTTACTAAAGATCACCCATTTGTGGCAATGGATAAAGAAAAGGCACAAGAAATTTTTGACAAGGAGGAGGGTTTTAGATTAGCTAATCCAAAGGAAGTTCAAGAGTTCTATAGCTAATAAAACCCATGTATGGCAGAGGTATACAAAAATTCTAACGCACCAATAAGTACAAAGATATTTTTTGGTGGAGAAATTGTTGACGCAGACTCAACAGTTTTAGTTCAGCTATACGATATTACTAGTCCTTCTGCATCTACAAATCCATATAACCCAGGCACCCCAGTAGGAATATACCAGGCAACAAAAGTTGAAACGGATACTGGATCATATAAATTAAACTTACCATTTACATTAACGACTGTAGATAGAAAATTTAGGGTTCACTGGATTTATCAGTATCAAGGTCAAGAATTAATGCATTACACATTTGCCGATGTAGTAACCCCATACTGCAATATAATTGAGGCCATAGAGGATTTAAACATAGGATCAGATCAGTCTGACCCAAACTATAAGACATATCATGAAATTGCCATGGCTGAAAAGTATGCTAGAAAAATAATTGATGACTATACTGGACAGAACTTTACTCTGTATACAGACACAGAAACAGTATATGGATCTGGCTCAGACATTCTACCAACTTCATATAAACTTCATACTTTAGAAAAGCTATACGCTAATGATATTTTATTAATAGACAACATTAATCAAATAAACAATATTGGCTATAACTTACAGGTATCAGAATCTGGTTTTGGTATAAGATTAAATAGAAATAATATAGTTGACAACACAGTATACGTTGCAAATGGAATGGTTCCGCCATCTCTATACGGAGAAGGATTTTTTAATAAAAATACAACATATATTTTGCAAGGAAAATTTGGATGGAATAGAGTTCCAGACGAAGTAGAGCAAGCATGTATACAGCTCATCGGACATTTCTTTGATAAAGATAGACACTGGAAAGATCAGTATGTAAAATCAATACAGACATTCGACTGGAAGATTGATTATAATTCAGACATTCATTCTGGCACAGGCTGCGCCTACGCAGACAAGCTTCTATCCCCATATGTTTTAAATCAAATGGTTGTGATCTAAATGTTTTCAGTCATAGACTCAGTTCTGTCTATGAAAATGGATGTGTATAGACAGTCTGATGCACAGAATCCAGATACTGGGGCAATCATAAAAGAGTGGAATTATTACAAGACACTAGATTGTCATGCAAAAGGCGTCATTAGCAATTCAGCTACTACCCGCTCAAGCGATAAGCAAGTATTTGATAATAGATATTTAAACGATCAGGTGATTCAAATTAGAACATCTGAGAGACTTATTCTCAGAGAAAAAATTACTAACGTTAGAGATAAAGACGGTAATATAATCTGGGCAGAGATTAACTTTCCCACAGAAACACCAACAGTATTTGAAGTAATAGGAACAACCCCGATAACAGATCCATTTGGAAGAGTAATTGGATACAACTCATCTATGAAGAGATCGGAGAACCAGCAAATTGGAATCTAGTAAATTACTGGTACAGGCAGCAAGCAGCCTTGAAAGATTAATGGTTGGAAACTCAAGAGATGCCTCAATTAAGGATAGCAATGTAGCGCAAATATCTGCAGCAATATACTATCAGGCTAATGTCATTGCTAAATTGACAGAAAGCAAGCAATTTAAAGACAAATTTAAATCTGTGATATTCGCACAAATTCTAAAAGACTTTGGAAATTATGTAGACGCACAGGCTAGAGTAAAACCTAATTCCCTACATCATATGTATGAGTGGAAAAAGGCAGGAGATGAAAAGGCAAGACTATTTAATCTAAGAATGATAGATGGAGAAGGAGTCTCATTTAAAATATCTTATGAGTATAAATTATCTAAATCATTTGTTCCAGCCCCAGAAGGAAGAAGAAGACACGTATTCTCAAATAAAGCTTCCGTGATGGAGGCTGGAATGCCTCTAATAATTGCTCCACGCCATTCTGAGAGGCTTGTATTCGATTCTAATGGTCAGACTATCTTTATGCCCAAAGGGGCCTCAGTGACCGTTAAAAGGCCTGGAGGAAGCGGTGTAAAAAATCAGTTTACTTTAAAGTATAGTATATTTTTTAGAAGTCAATTAGTTAATCAATCTATTAAGGCTTCAGGATTCCAGAGACTATTTAACTCATCATTGACAAAAGCAATGAATCTTCCAGCATCAATTAAAAAGGTTCAATATTCATTCTCACCAAATACTATTAGATCTATGGCGGACTCAGCAGTAACACAATCATTTGGAGGTGCAATGGTATGACACCTGATTATAAATTAGACGCTATGTTTGAGCTAAGAAAATTTTTATGGAGTAAGCTTGTTCTGACTGGAATATTCGATAATGATGAATACTACAGCGACAACCTTGCCGAAACAATAATTCCAATTATTCCAGTTCAGCAGGCTCCAGAAATGAATCAATTTTTGAGCGGGAAAAAGCATATAGTCTACGATAAGATAGGTACCTCTTATGAGGAAAACTGGATGGTATGCTGTGAGCAAATCCTATTTACAATATACTCCACAGACTTTTCGGAAATTAATGAAATTAGAAACTTTATGATGGATCAGTTTAGAAGAATGGATGAGTCTGCTAGGGATATAAATAGGTACTCTGGATTATCTGATAAATTTAAATTTCATAGCATATTTATAGCAGATATATCTCCAACTGAGCCATCTCAAGAATTACAGGGATTCCTCTCTGCAGACGTCATTTTAGAAGTAAAGTATTCAAGAATGGTCGACTCAGTAGGTAGATTTTTATAATTTGCCTTATAGCCTATTATGGCCTAAAATTGGACTAGAGGAAAGAGCCTAGCCAGCGAAACAAATTTTTAGAAACCACAGGAGGTGGAAATAAATATGGCAATTCAAAATACAGGTAATGCCCGCAATATTCTTGTAGGAGCATCACCACTATTCTTGACAGTTGAAGATTCAACTGTTTCAGGGTATGTTGAAGACATGGAAGCAGGATCACTCAGCGCTTTTGTTGCAAACAAAAACAGATCTGTACCAGCTTTCGTTCCGTCACAATCATACACTACTACATTAAATAACGTCGAGACAGTATCAGCAGCAACCGACACACCAGCAGGTACAAAGGGTGCAGCATACCGTAACGTAGGTTATACAAATAACGGTCTTCAAATTACTTACAATCCAACATACGATTCAGTAACAGTAGATCAGTTGCTAGATACAGCAAAGCTTTTCAAGTCTGCGATGGAAGTTATGATCGCAACAGAAATGTCAGAAGGAACACTAGAAAACGTTCTAGTTGTATTCGGACAGAAAGCTGCAACATTAAATTCAGGAACTCTAGGATTAGAGGCAGGAGCACTTGGCTCAGCCCCTACAGAGCGTCAATTAATTGCAGTTGGACAAGCTCCAACTACAGCAGTTAACGCAAACACAGAGCGTGTATACTATGCACGTCGTGTTCTATCTGTTCAGCAATCACAGTTCTCTCTATCACGCAGCACACCAACAACATTCCCAGTAACCTTCCGTCTTTTGCCATCAGGTAGCTCAAGCTACGTTGGCTCAGAGTACGGTAAGATTATTGACCGTGTAATCACTGCATAATAATTTAATTAAATTATTAACGGAAGCCCTCAGAAATGAGGGCTTTCTGCTTGTATTATTAAATCAAGTTTAGTATAATGATTAGGACTATCCAAGGAGGATATAAATTGGCTACAACCGTATACGACGTAGAAGAAATCACCTTACAGAATGGTGACAAGGTCCGACTTAAGCCCTTAACAATTAAGGCGCTAAGAAAATTTATGGCGGCTATCGCAAAGACAGCAACATCTCAAACAGAGGATGAAACACTAACAATTCTTATTGATGCATGTGCCGTTGCTATAGAACTACAACTACCAGAGTTAGCAAACAACAGAGAGGCATTAGAGTCAGCATTAGATATGCCAACTATTAATCGCATCCTTGAAGTTTGCGGAGGAATTAAACTAGACGACCCAAACCTGGGAGCGGCAGCAGTTCTTCCTGGTCAGAACTCGATCTAGCCGCTCTTGAAGGAGAAGTTTTTCTTTTAGGTAATTGGAAAAATTACGAAGAACTAGAAGAAAATATTTCTATGCCAGAGCTTATACAGACTTTTAAATCTATGCAAAAAACTGAAGAAGAGAAAAGAAAATTTCTAGCATCTCTTCAGGGCATAAATTTAAATGAAGAAAAAGAAGAAGAAGGTTCTACCTTTGAAGATGTACGAAAGAGAGCACTTGGAATAGATACATCATCTGATGATGTTGTTTCTTTACAAGGCCCTTATGCAGCAGAAGCTGGTTTCGGAATCGGAGCAGGGTTAGGATACTCTAGGGAGTAATATAGTTAAATGGCCGACGAACAAATAGTCACCAATATAGTCGCAACCTCCGACTTTTCAAATCTTATTACAGATCTCAATAAGGTTTCTTCGGCATTAACAAAATTACAGGATAAGCTTCAGGCAACAAATAAAACATTAGCCGCACAAGTTGCGGTGATGAATAGATCATTCGCAGATACCATAAGAAGTACTGGTCAATTCTCTACACACTTTGTTAGCTTAACATCTGATGTAGATAAGTTTGGACAGCAATTAGATAGAGGCCAAATGAAACTTGGCCAGTTCTTCAGGGTATATGCTCAGCATGCTAAATCAAATGGCGGATTAATAAGAGACTTAGCAAAACAACAAGTTCAACTACAAAACTCAGTTCTACAGCCACTAGGCAAAAATGCTGAAGGGTTAATGCAATACAATGTTCATATTCCAAGAGGAATTGATGTAATAAAGAACAAGACAGCAATTGCAAGACAAGAACTTCAGATCATGAATAAGGTTGTTCAAGAGGGCGCAGGACAATTAATTAACTGGGGTAAAAATACACAGTGGGCAGGACGTCAGTTAACAGTAGGTCTTACTGTTCCGATGGCGGCATTTGGTAAAGCATCAGCTGATGCATTCAGAACTGCTGACGAACAATTAGTTAGATTAACAAAGGTTTATGGTGGTATATCTCAAACATCTAGTTCAGAATTATTGAAAGTAAGAAAAGATGTAATAGAGACAGCTAGACAAATTTCAAAATCAATGGGTGCAAGTTTTAATGAAACAATTGGATTAGCAGCAGATATTGCAGCAACTGGTAAAACAGGAAACGAATTACTAAAGTCGGTTCAGGAAACAACACGTTTAGCAGTACTTGGTGAAGTAGATAGACAAGAAGCTATGAAGGCTACCCTGGCAATTCAAACAGCTTTTAAATCAAATACTGAAGAGCTAACAGAATCAATTAACTTTTTAAACGCAGTTGAAAACCAGACATCAACAACTCTAAACGATTTAGTAGAAGCAATTCCAAAAGCTGGACCAATTGTTAAAGGTCTAGGCGGAGATGTAAAAGACCTTGCCTTATACCTTACAGCAATGCGTGAAGGTGGAATTAATGCATCTGAAGGAGCAAACGCATTAAAGTCAGGTTTAGCATCTCTTATTAATCCAACTAAAGTAGCAACAGGCATGTTTGCTGATTTTGGCATAGATTTAAAAAATATAGTACAAAAAAATGCTGGAGATACAACTGCTACTATTTTAGAATTGCAGTCAGCATTAGAAACATTAAATCCTTTACAGAAACAACAGGCTTTAGAGCAGCTATTTGGTAAGTTCCAGTTTGCACGTATGAACGCATTGTTTGAGAATCTTGGAAAACAAGGAAGTCAGACACTACAAGTACTAGACTTGATGAAGGCAAGCAGTCAAGATTTATCTAATTTAGCAGGACGAGAATTAGCACAAGTAACAGAGTCTGCTTCTGGTAGATACCGCAGAGCCCTAGAAGGATTAAAAGCTGATCTTGCAGCCGTAGGAGATCAATTCTTGAATATTAATACAAGTCTTATTAACTTTGTAGATGGAATATTGAAGTTTATTCAGAAACTTCCAGACCCAATAAAGAAAATACTTGGATTCCTGGGAATGTTTACTGCAGCGGCAGGACCTTTAATTATGTTAACTGGTGTTCTTGGAAACTTCTTTGGATACATAATCAAGGGTGTATCTCATATGAGAGCATTATTTAAAGGCGGAGAAGGATGGAAACTTTTAACACCAGAAATTTTAGCAGCTAATAAAGCTGGTAATTTAGTAGAACAAACATTTTATAGCGATGCAAAAGCCGCAGCAGTATTAAAACAATCTATTGCTGGTCTAACAGCAGAGTTTGCAGTATTACAGCAAAAGGCTACGTCTGCTGCAGTATCAATTAATCCAGGAATTTCAACTATGGCTGGCAATGTTATTGTTGCAGGAGGCCCAAGAGTAGTAGATCCTAGACATCCATTAGTTGGAAAGCCTGACACAAGAGCAGCAGCACATCATAATCCAAGAGGAATGATGACTCAGGCACAAAGAGATGCTCAAACAATTCACTCAGTAACACCAGGATCAATTGATGTAAACCAAAGAATTGGTACAACTCCTCAAATGTTTATGTCTGGAGACCTTCCAAAAATTGAAGGACTTACAGCAGTAAAGGGAGTATCAACTGGAATAGTTGCAGGAGAAGCAGCTAAGTGGCATGCTCTTATGGGATCACTTTCGATGTTGAGCAAAAAAGAAGTTGCAACATTAAAGAAAGAAATTGCAAGAACTGGAACTTTTAGCACAGACATAAGCCAGTCATTTGGACAACTTCTTCCAGTAATGACAGATATAACAAATAATGCTGCAAGAAGATCTGCTCAAATAGTTGCACAACTTCAAGCTGGAAAAATTACTTTAGATGCAGCCCGTTCAAAAATTATTGCATTAAATGCTGAAATAGAAGCAATGATGGCACAGGCAACAACACAAGTTGCAACTGGTCTAGGACGAACAGCATCATTAACTCAGACACCTTTAACTGGACAACCTATTGTAAGTCCTACAGGAAAATCAAATATTAAAGAAATTTTTAGATCTGGGAGAAAAGGCAAAGCGGTAATTGATACTATTGCCAGATCTCTTGGAATTAGAACTTATGGAGCTGGATACTCAACAGAAACAACTATACCTAAAAAGATGGCTACTGGTGGAATTGTTCCAGGAGTTGGTAATACAGATACATATTCTACAACTCTTCCAGAAGGTGCATTTGTTGTAAATAAACAAGCAACTGCACAAAATATGGATATCATCGCCCCAATGCTTGGAATGAATATGGGCGGACAAGTTCCAGTAATGCTTACTCCTGGAGAAGCAGTAATTGATCCTAAAACAGCTAGCGCTAATTTAGATACACTTTATGGCATTAATGGTCCAGGAGCACAAGGACCTGGATATAGGCTAGGTGGATACGTACCATCTGCAATAGCAAACTCAATTCTTAGCGCATTTAAAATTTCATCAAGATCTACAAAGTCAGCAAAACTTCTTGGTAACTGGGGAATGCTTTTACCAAAAGGCATTAACAGCGGACTTGCTGGCAACAAGAGCGTAAGAGGCGCAGAGTTAATAAAATACACACAAGATCCTTCTAGACAAACATCCGTTGGAGAATTTTTAGCTCACGTAGGAGTTCCTGCAAAAGAAATTAAAAGAATTCAGTCTAACATAGCTAAAAAAATTACAGAATCAATAGACCCAAGAGATTCTTATAACGATGCAATGTTAGGCCAAGTATCATTTTCTGTTATAGATAAAGAAATCAGATCTCTTGAAAGTAGGCTCCCAGGAATATCTTTAGCATATCAAAAAGATAGAATGACTCCTGGAAGAAGAGATACACGCAAAACTCCTAGAGCTGGAGAGACACAAGCAGAAGCAGATAAACGTGGCGGCGGAAGCCCTACAGGACTAAGAGCGCCAGGTGGAAGAAAGAGCGGATATAAAACTGGAAAAGACGGAGAAGCCTTTGCTCATTTTACAGATGCAGACTTTGAAGAAAACTTAGCTTTAATTGGACAGTCAATGGGGCACATGGTTGGAGGTTATAATCCAGCAGTCCGTGGCATACATCCAAATAGTTATTCTATTAATTCACATGGCAGAATGACAAATCTTGGGATGCCTTTACGAAAGTTAGAACGTGGATGGTCAAATCCAAGATATGTGGCGCCTGATCCAAATTCAATAGCATTAACTAATAAATGGAGAAGAGGATATAACTCTGGCGGAATGGTTTCAATGCCAAGATCAATTCCAGTTCCACAACAAAATGGTAAGTATAATATGGGCGGAAAAGTTCAAGGATACAATGCTGGCGGAATGATTGCATCCACACTACTCGGACTACTTGCATCACAAGGAGGCTCAGCGCTTGGATCTAAGTTTGGCGGAGAAACTGGTTCAATGATTGGTGGAATGTTAGGATTCTCAATTCCAGGAATGTTAATGGCTGGTAGAGGACCTAGAATGGCAAAGGGTTCAGAAGAAGCACAAGGATTCTATGGAAACAAATTAGACAAATCAATTATAGGTAATACTAAGTTTGGCGCATCTTTAGCAAATACTGCAGCACAAGGATCTAAGGTATCTAGAGTCCTTATGGGAATGGCTGGTATATTAACAAAGACAAACTTAATTTTAGCTGGAGTCACAACAGCAGCAGTACTTGGATATAAAGCTTGGCAAAATCATAAAGAAGCACTTAGACTAAATCAATTAAGTTATGGCTTAACAGCAGAGGCAGCTCAAAAGGCTGGATTAAAGTTTGTTGATTATAATGCTAAGATCAAAGATTCTATTAATAATGTAAAGATGGTTACAGAAAGAAACAAGCTTATGTACGAAAGCATGAAGAGTGCTGGATTACCTATTCAAATGACTATTGAGCAATATAAGAAGTTAAGAAAAGAAGTTAAGTCTACAATGTCAGATTATGTAAAGATGATTGACAGAGCTAAAGACGGAGACCTTGCTTCTATGGCAGAAAGATTAAAGACACAATTTATTGCTGCTGGAATGTCTGCAGATGAAGCAGCAAAGAAGATTTATATAGCCTTTACATTATCTAATAAGGCTGCATCAGCAGCTGTATCAACAGTTGGAAATGCTAACTTTAATAAAATAATTGATGCTCAAACAGCAGCAGTTCAAGCAATGGAATCATTTAATAAGGCAGCATCATTTGAGGACGCAAAGACACAGGCAACCGCATTAAACACAGCTTTGCAGGCAGTAGATGGAAGCCTAGAAAATATTGTATCTGAAAGTCAAAAGAAAGCTGATGCGGATAAAACTGGAAAGACTGAAGTTATCAGTAGATATGAAGCTGAAAAACAAATGCTTAATGGAATTACTTCAAATATTAAGGGACAGAAAAAACTTACTCAAGGATTAATTGATGAGCTAGCAAAACAAAACCCACTTATAAGAGACTTTGCTACTACACAAGACACAGTACTAAGCCTTTGGCAGAAGATGAGATTAGCAGCACAAGGGTATACTGGTGATTTAACAATGGGTGCTCAACAAACTAAAGCACTGTATACAGTCTATAATAAAGTTGCATCAGCTGTAGAAGCTAAAAATAAAGTAGGTGCATTAAAATCACAGTATGCTAATTTAAATACATTACAGACACAGCTAGAAAAAGCTCAGAATGCAGCAAAGGGACAATCTGTACAACAACAGATTGATTCAAAGAAAGCAATTGAAGCTATCGATGATAGAATTAAAAAGATTAAAGAAGAGGCAGACGCTAGACGTAAGGCTCTTTCTCAACAACAACAAGATGAAGATTCTTTAACTCAAATAAAGAAAAAGCAGTTAGAGTATCAGCAAGCACTAGCTTCTGGAGATATGGCTGCTGCAGCACAGGCTCAATTAGATATACAGTCATTAAATAGACAGCAACAGGTAACTCAGGCAACAAGAGCAATTGATGATAAAGAATCTTCAGATATAGCCAAGTTAGAAAAACAAAGAGACGCTCTATCCAAGAAAGAAGAGAATCTTGCCAACAAGGCTGCATTAGCAGCGGAGTCAATGGGATCATTAACAGAAAAGATTAGAAAGCAACAAGAAGCAATTGATACATTTAATTCTGCAGTGACTAACTTACAAGTAGCAATCATTGAAAAGAAAAAAGATATAAGCGGAGAGTCTGCGGCTGTTGTAAAGGCTGGAGAGGCAGCGGGAGTTAAAACAACTGGATCAGATAAAGTTGGTGTTTATGATGGTAGCAGGTTAACATATAGAGATAAAACTCCACAAGAACGTGCAAAAGATTTTATGCCAAAAGATTTAAATAAGACCTTGAATACGGATACAGTTTACGTAAATGCAAAAAACCTTATTGATAACGCTGGTACATTTAATAAACCAAAAGATTTTGGTAGAGTTCCTGGGCTAGATCCTAGAGATATTTATAAAACAGCATGGGGCAGAATAGGCCCAAATAGCGCACAGCAAAAGGTTGAAGAGTATGCTAGACAACAAGGAGTTAAGCCTGGGCAGCAGTTTACACTTGGAGCTGGAAACAAAAAAGATAATACATACAAAGATTATCAATTTAGAGTAAGAGAAGACGGAACCGTCGTCCTTGTTAAAAAATTTGCAGCTGGTGGAATGGTCACAAATAGACCACTTGCAATGCCTAAGTTTAATAAAATGGGAATGGGCGGACCAGTAGTTAATTCAGTTCCTAGATATAATTCTGGAGGATATGTATCTTCATCTAAGTCTTCTTCATCTTCAGTTATTATTAAAAATTTAAATGTCGAATTTCCAACTACCCCACCTAATGCTAAAGAATTCTATGCACAAATAAAAGAAATAGCAAGACTAGAGGGAACTAAGGTTTCAGATGGGAAAAGAGCATAATGTCAACTATATATCTTCCAGTAGGATCGGTTTTATATTTTAATTCAACAATTAAAGTATCAGAGCATAATCGTCAACCAGTCTCAATTGGTAAGACAAGAATTGAACAAACTAAGAGAATGTCTAATGGGCTTATGCGTAAGTTCTTTATTGCCGATAAGGAAACAATTAGCGTTTCTTGGAACATGCTACCTTCATTTACAACTATGACAGTTGACGGAGGATATGGGGCAGTAGACTTAAAATCATTTTATGATGGATCTGCTACAAAAGCAGCGGGAGCATTATCAGGAAGATCCTCATTTGATGTAACCATTGCATATGGCAATACAACAAAAACAATGGAAATGATGTTTACAAGTTGCTCATTTGAAATAGTTAAGCGAAATGTAAAGGAACAAACAACAGACCTTCCCCAAGAGTTTTGGAACGTATCTCTTTCTATGGAAGAGGTATAATGATAGATTCAGGTAAAACAGCTTTACAGAATATATTCAAGCAACAAAAAACAATTCAAGTAGAAGCTGGTTGCGAAATTGAATATAACATGAATTCTTTAATTGATGGAATAACTATTTCTTCTGCCACTCCAGACTCCTCATATACATCACAAATATCTGGATGGCCAACAGGAAAAGCAAACCCATACAAAAAGCTTTTTCCAATAGATTCAATAATTAAACCATTTAGACCACTAGATTCAGGAATCAAGTACTTTGTATTTTTGTCAAACGATACGACATCAAATACATTTTCTCCATATAGATCTTTACAATATCCATCTTCTCAGCCGAGAATATACTATCCAGGCGTAACCACTCAGTATAAATATTGGCTAGGGGCTAAAGACACAAATGTAAATTTAACATTAACATATAAGCAAACATCTAGCTCATCTATTGGCAACAAGCATGCATTGGCAAATAAAATAGTTATTAGGTTTGAAAAGTATCACGCTCTTCCATTATCGTATACTGTCACCGTAACAAGGTCTGATGGGTCAATACAGACTCTAGGCCCAATCGCTCCACCATCAAGTGGAAATATTGAATTAAACTATACTGGATCAGCCTGGACTCAGCATGCATTAACAGAGCCAGTTTCTTATGCTACTCCAATTTCAATTAAATCTATTAATCTAGTTGCAACATCTCCAGGCGGTGGAGAAGTAATTGGAGTCATAGAACTATCTGCAAGATGGGTAAAGGACATATCCTCAGACGTAGTATCATTTGATATACAGAAAGAGTCATCATCTTCTTCAGAAGACATATTGCCAGTAGGATCAGTTACTGCTAATAGCATAACAGCAAACATAGTTAAATATAATCAATCTACATTGCAGACAGTCTCATATAACAGAGAGTCAACATCGATTGATCCATCATTAATATACTTAGTTAAAAATGCAGAAATAAGACCATTCTTTAAAGTTTATCATTCTGGTGGAACTACAGTTGCAGGCTCATATGATAAGGTTAAACAAGGAACATTCTATATAAATGATTTCAATATTGATGCCTATGGAGACACATCCATAAATGCTCTAGATGGATCAAAGTATTTAATGGAAACATTATGCCCAGATATTGTTTGTGAATTTTATCCAGTAACAGCAATTTTAAGAAGATTATTAGATTCAGTAGGGTTTTCAAACTATAACTTTAATTTACATGCTACATCAGAAACATCAATTCCTCAGATTAATTATTGGTGGACAGACGATACTACAACAGTATGGCAAGCAATTCAAGATCTATGTAGAGATATTCAGATGAACTCCTTCTTTGATGAAAACAATGTTCTTCAGTTTTATAGCAGAGACTACATATACGATAAAGCAAGGTCTTCTGTATGGGATTTTTACAATGAAGCAGAGGGTTCTTCTTTACCAAACATAATTGATTTTACTCAAAAAGAAATAGTTGCAGCAAACTATGTAAAAGTTTTATGGCAATCAGCTTTAACATCTAACTACACTGGAACATCAAGCGAGCTTTGGACAGCACCAACAACATTTTTAAGTGCTGGTGGATTACAGCAGTCTATAACAGACTCACAAATGGAACTTGTGATAGATACTAAAACAATAGATATATATTCAAAACAACAGGCATTCTATAACTTTTCAGGTTTTGTTTTGATAGACTCTGAGATTATTGAATATGAAGCAATTGGTTATGACGTAACTTTGCAAAATGGAACAAAAGAACATCAATGGATTTATTCAGAATCTGATGTAAATAAATACAGGTCGTTATCAAAACCTGGATACGAGGACGTCAATAATCCAGCAAACACATCTTACTTTAAGCCAAGCGGAAGATACAAGGTTAAAAAGAGAGGTGCACTTGGAACAGTAGCAGCTGCACATTCATCTGGAAATTCAAATCTAGGAAATTGGACTGGAAGAGAAGTAACTTGGGATAACAAGGCAACAACAACATATGGAACTTCAACAACCCCTAGCAGTTTAGATTTTTATTATAACGTTAAGCCAAAACAAATATCTTTAACTAGCGTTGAGTTAGACTTTGTTGAGCCTACTACTAATCCTACTTCATATATAGTAGAAGTTCAAAGATTAAATGATGATGGGTCAAACGATGGAGCAGCAATAACTCTTCCAGCATTTACTGGAAATCCCCCATTATTAATTGAAAATCTTTTTCCAGGATCAAAGTATAAATTTAAAGTTACACCAAAAAACGGAGCTGTATCTGGAAATAGTATAATTAGTGCAGTTTTTACACTTAGCGCTGTATCGTATAATGGAAACTTCTCTTCTAACCCAGTATTAGCAACAGCATTAACACCAGGAAAATCTTACCTGACATTAACTAATTCAACAACAGCTAAAGATAAATATGTTATGGCATATAGAGACTTCAATGGAATTAATTTAACTTCTTTTACACCAAACACATCTTATCCGCCATACTCATATACCCCAAATACATATAGCGAAGCATACTACGCATTTGGCACTAGCATATTTTTAGATTCAGATATAAAATCACAAGCATCGTCAGCTGGCATGGGATTCTTCGTTGATGATTTAGGGAAAACTGGATACTTTATTGTTGTTGAAACTACAAAATCTGCAACCGCAAAAGAAACTAAATCAGTTAGAATATTAAAAGCTGACGGGTCTGGAGTTAGAATATTAGCAGACTCACAAAGAACAGCCACGTCAACATTTGAAGGAGTATATGGCGGTAAACAGTACAACTTAGATGTCAGAGTTAAGGTTCTTGGAAACGATCTAAGCATTATTGCATACGTAAATGGATTTAAAATAGAGGCAAAAGATTCTAATGGGATGCTAAACGCCAAGGAGACCAATAAGATTTTAGATCAAACAAAAACAGTATCAGTTATTTGTGGAAATGGTACAGTCGCATTTGATTATGTTTATGCAACAGATATGAGTAAAACAAAGTATGAACAATCACTAGTTGACCCAAACATGTACCTAGCACAATTTTCAAATGATCTACTAGACATGTCATTTGGAGATATTGTATATGACGCCAAGAACTCAGAAAATACATTAAAGAGTCAAACAGTGGATGATTTTGGAACAGTAGTGAGAGAAATTTATTATGTTAAAACTAAGTTAAATACAAGACCAGCATTTCCTGTATTATGGTCTACTGGAGGAAACAAGGCAGTAAATATTATTGGACAGACAGTATCTAACTTTAATGCAGAGGCGTATGTATTAAATAATACTTCTACAACTGTTCCATTAAGTAACGGTGCCGAAGCTGGATTCTTTATATATGGAAACAGTATTGGTCAGTCTGGAACCTTAGAATATTCAACTGACGACAGTTCAGAATACGCAAATAAAGAACCAGTAATTTTTGAGTCTAGGTGGCTACAAAATGAATATGATGTCAAGCAATTGGCAAACTTTATAAAAAATAAAGCTATTAATAAGGGCAAACTTATAGACATGGAAGTATTTGGAAACCCATTACTTTCAGTAGGAGACATAGTTAAAGTTAAATATACCTATCAGGGACTACTTGGAACTGAATCCCTGATCATCACAGATATTAACCAATCTTTTCAGGAAGGAATAAATACATCCATTACATGTCGAACTTTGTAGTTGACCAAATGGTATAATATTAAAATGAAAGCAGACCAATCAAAAAATAGAATCCCGTCCAAAAAGATTACTCCAGGGACTCCTATTATTCTGCAAAAAGATAGTCCAGATTTAATATTTTTAAATCCTAAAAACGTTATTATTAAAGATGGTAGCGGATTTGTTTATGATAAATTTTCAGGTGGAATTAATTTAGGAACACTTGGAGACGAAACACAAGGCGGCGACGAAAGCGTAGACTCAGATAACCCGCTTCCATTTGTAGACACCGTTGATATGACAGATATAGAAAGCATCACATTTGAAGAATATATTGATCCTACAACAAAAATAACTAAATATAATGCTATAATTAAAATTAGAAACGGTAGCGTAAATGCAAGTAGTGTTGTAGGTGTAGATGCAAGAATTTATGATTCATCTTCATCATCATATACGGCCTCTACTGCAATCTCTGCTAATAGCAATAGCCCTACATTTATTACTCCAACACCGACAGTACCATCAGTAATTTTTGATAGAACTGGATCAACTGGAGTATCTTGGGGATGGAATGACTCAAGCGGATTTGGATCTTATGACTCAATATCCTATGAGTGGATTATAACAACTTTACAAACTGGAGGAACGGTTATTAGTTCAGGAACAAAAGCCTATCCTTCTTCATCATATTACGGTATAGGTGATAGCGGAAAAACTAGACAATATAGAATTAGCTCTTCACAAGGAGATACGCCAGCTTCTGCATCTGCAAGATGGCTTAAAGTTAGGACAGTGGTAACTGGAACAAATGGTAAAAAATACTATTCCAATTACTCCACTGCAATTTGATAGGGGACAAAATGATAAAAGGTGAATATGTAATATATGAAAACGGAAAAGAAATATTCCGATCCCCTAATATTATAACAAAGTTTGGCAAAAGATACTTCACACGCCAGCTTGCTGGAATGATTCAAAATAATTCTAAAGATATGGCAATCGGAATTAGTGAATCGAAGTCTATATCTACTGTTTCTGGAAACGGTACATCTATAACATTTACTACAACTTCTGCACATGGACTATCTGTGGGTAATAAGGTTAGCATTGTGAACGTAAATCCAATAGCCTACAATTTATCTGATGTTATAATTGATACAGTTCCAACATCCACTACTTTTACTGTACTGGGAACAACATCTTCAACATATGTATCTGGCGGGAATGTATGCTCAGACGTAGACACTAGACTAGGATTTGAAATATACAGAACTCCAGTATCTCTTGGAAGCACAGACATACAGGTTCAAAATGATACTGCTACATATTCAATTATTTATAAAGCTACAATACCACAAGATGTGTCTGGAGTTATATCAGAAATTGGATTATATCCATCACTAAGAACATCTTCAAATAGCTACGACAGCAAGTTTGTAGCAGATTTTGATAAGTACTTTGACTGGGTAGATTTAAATAATTATAGTCCAGCAACATCTCCAATTGGAGCAAAGGTAGGAGGAAATGTATTAACAATGACATCTAATGCTTCTTCCTCTAATGAGTATAAGACTAACATATCTTTAGATCTAGAAGGATATAGCAATCAAGATTCTTTAACAATTGCATACTATAAAGAAGATACAAATCTTAATAAGATTACTTTAAAGTTTTATAGCTCTGATTCAGATTATTATTATGTGGATATTACTCCACAATCTGGAACTGGACATAAAATATCTTCCGATATTAATTTAAGCACACTATTTGGAAACATAGTAGGGTCACCATCTAAATCAGAGATTATTAAAATTGGAGTGGTAATTGTTCCAAATGCTTCTACATCTACATCTGTAGGAATAGACTCATTAAGAATTAATGATGAGGATACCTTTGACCCTTTATTTGGATTACTAAGTAGAACAATTCTTTCTTCCCCATATTTAACTAAAATGGCTGGAAGACAAATAGACATAGAGTATAGATTAGACTTGGACTTTTAAATGGCATATGAAGACCTATTAAAAGATACCTCTAGGGTTGATTCAAGCAATAGTAATTACTTTTTAGTTACTATTACAGATATAGATGTAAACCAGTCATACCCAATTCAATTTAGATGGAAATATAATGATGGAACATTTTCTCCATGGTCTGCGGTTAGAGTAATAACAACTCCTGGAGAATCGGATCCAAATACTCCTAAATTTGTTTCTACAAATGTAGATGTGTCTACTCCTGGATTTTTAAAAATTACATGGGATGGAACTTCTGATGATGCTACACCAACACCACTTACAGATATAGATAGAGTAGATGTTTATATAAATGGTTTGCCATTTGATGGAACAAAGCCAGCAGCATCATTTAAAACAGCTGGCACACAAGTAATAGCAGCTCCAGGTGGAACATATCAAATAGTTTTATACGCTGTTTCAAAACTAGGTAAACTTTCACCAGTTAGCGCAGCAGTTACTAAAACAGTTTCAGACATAAGCAACCCAGTAGTTGATCCAGAAGATCCAGAAGCGCCAACCGTAACCGCAGGACTTGCATCTGTTATCGTTGAATGGAGTGGTAAAAAAACTGGTGGTTTAGATTTTCCCACAGGAAGCTTTGCTGGAGCAAAAGTATTTATAGGAACCTCAGCAGGATTTACTCCAAGTGACAACAACTGGGTACACACATTAAATTTTGCAAATGGTTCAAACAAAGTATCAATTGGCGTAGGAACAATTATTGATAAAACTGCTGGAACCCTTCTACAATACAATACTCCATACTATGTAAAAATAGATACGATTAACGCAAGTGGCACATCAAATAATAATCCCATTGCAGCCTCTGGTAATCCAATTACTGTAAATAAAGTTGCCGCAAGCGAAATTAAAACAGGAACACTTGCAGCAGATGCATCAATTACGGCTGGAATAGATGGTGGATCTAGGGTTGTTTTATCTGGTGGAGCCAACCCACTTGTAATATATGGAACTAATGGAACTACAGAATTATTAAAATTTACTGGTGGAGCAACTGGAACATTAACCGTAAATGGAGGCGGAACATTTACAGGAGATTTATCAGCTGGATCAGGATCCTCTATATTTAAATCAGATACAAGCGGAATATATCTTGGAAATGCAGTATATGCTTCTGCGCCGTTTAGTGTTTCTAGAAATGGTGTATTAAAAGCAGAGTCTGGAACTATTGGAGGATGGGTTCTTGGAAGCACATATTTACAAAATGCTTCAGTATCCCCAACAATCAAAATTGACACTACTGGAATTATAGTAGGATCTACATCTAATCCATATATTGATATCACATCTTCTGGTATTACTCATAGAAATGCAAATGGAACCGCAAGCGGCAAATTTACTTTAACCACTGGGCCGTCAGCGCAATTAACAATTGATGGCACATTTACAATTAGTGGGTCCTCAACCATTGATGGAACAGCAGCATCTACAGTTGTATCTAATGCTTCAACTGGGTCAACAGCAATTCAATCTGGAAATGGAGTTACAAAAAATTCTAGTAATCAAATAACTAGAATTAGTACTAATGGTGGAATTGTAGTTTCAAGTTCTACAGCTTCAAGCGGAGCAAGAGTAGAATTAACAAATACTGGATTTTATTCTTATAACGGAAGCGGTCAGGAAACTGTTAGTATAAATGCATCAGATGGATCCGCCTCATTTGCTGGAACAGTAAATGCTAATTCTGGATACTTAGGAAACTCATCTTCTGGATGGAATATTACATCTACATCGATAAATAATAACGCTAGTACATCAGCAGGAGTTACAGCAATTTTTGCAACCCCATCTGCTGGATATAGCATACTTGTTCCTGGAAAAATAGTTTCTGACGGCGGATTCCAGTCAGATCTTGGAATTCAATTAGTAAGAGGCGGAAGCACAACTTCAAACTCATTCTGGAAGTCTCTTGGAAACATGTCACCATTTTTTGACAACGGATATACAGTTGGCTCATCTAGCTGGAAATGGTCTGCAATATGGGCATACACTGGAACAATTCAGACTTCTGATCAAAGGCTTAAAAAAGATATTATAGAGTCTAGTCTGGGCCTAGAATTCATTAATGCTCTAAATCCAGTTTCTTATAAATGGATAATTGGAGGACGAAAGCCAATATATGACGAAGAAACAAAATCTTTTACAAGCACAGAAGATGTACCAGGAACAAGAACACATTATGGATTTTTGGCACAAGAAGTAAAACAAGCTTTAGATACGGTGGCACCTGGAAAAGATTTCTCTGGCTGGGTTCTAACAGATAAAGATGATCCAGAGTCTGAGCAAGCACTAAGATATGAAGAATTTATATCCCCAATGGTAAAGGCCATACAAGAGTTATCAGCAAGGCTTGACGCCCTAGAAGCATAATGCTATTATAGGTATCTACAGATAGGATAGTTATGTCAAATAAGGCAGAATTAGTAATTACCGCTCTACAACAGCGTATAGGAGAAATTGTATCTAATTATGAAACTCAGATTGCAGTTTTACGTGCAGAGATTACTCAACTTATGGAAGCAAATGATTCGAAAGAAACAGACACAGACTCTAACTAATCCAGTAATACTTCCATCAGGTCTAGCAGTAAAAACAGACAGTGGAGTATATTGGGTTAAAGACGGTAAAAGGTTTAAACTTATATCTGACCGTGCCGCAAAGTCATGGAATTTCCCTACAGTAAATGCTACAGATCAAGCAGTTTCCTCTATGAAAATTGTTGGAAAACTAGGATTCAGAGACGGAACCTTGATAAAGAACATAGCAGATGGTAAAATATATTTAGTATCACAGAATAAACGTAGGCATATAGTAACCCCAGATTCGTTTGCTAAATATGGCCTTAATAGATCTAGCACGATAGAAGTTAGTGAATCTGAAACAAATATGCACGACTTAGGAGAAAACTTATAATGGCATCTTTAATACCAGTAACTTTCAATGAAGGTGAGCCATTAGACGTTACTAAGTTAAATAATCTTAGGCTTAATATTACAGAAACATATGCTACGGCAGCGGCTCTTCAGAACGCTACTCTTGACGGCAAATCAATTCCAGTAATTGACTCTGGAACAGTACAGGTAAAAACTAAAGTTGGAAAATCAGATCCAGTAAATTTACCAATTAATCCAAACTTTTCTGGAACACCAATGTTTATTGTATCAATTGGTGGAGGGTCTACTTCTGGAGCACAGATCACCCTAGCTATTCAAAATGCAGCATCAGCCCCACAAGTATATGCAATTTCAAATAAAGCTGATTTAAATATAGTAGTTAATTATATAGCAATAGAAAAAAAGAGTATTTAGTACTTGACACCTCAAATCAATATGTTACAATTACTGTAACATTAAAGTCACGGCCTCGTGACTTTTTCCACATTAAGGTATAAAATGAGTAACGATTTAAAATGGATGCTATCTTCAGATCAGCAGTTTCCATATCAAGATGATAAGATGATTGCCCTGTGGTTTAAAGTCATGAAATGGTTTAAGCCAGACGTAGTTGACTACCTTGGAGATACAGATGATCAGGCATGCTATAGCAAATACACGGAAGGTAAGTCAGCAGAGTTTTTAAACTATCATAAGAGTGATAGTAAAGATTTAATTGTTCCAATGATGCGCCATGAAGCAAAGGGTGCAAGGGATTTTTATGCTAAGACAAGAGAGATGTTGCCAGATGCACAATTATTTTCAGCATTAGGTAATCACGATATTAGAATATTTAATTATGTAGACGCAAAGCTTCCAGAATATATTTCTGAGGTAACACCAGAGTCCATGTGGAGCTTAGATTCATTAGGATATGAATATATTTATTACAATGAATTACCAAAGAGACGTTTTGGAGACATTCACGTACATCACGGACTTTCAATTGCAGCAGGTGGAGCAGTAAGAAAAGACATGGAAGATCTACAAATATCTTTAATACGTGGGCACTCACATAGAATTGCTTCACATATGGTAACCTATGAGCTTAGAAATAATGGAGAAGGCGAAACACTTCGTGGCTACGAAATTGGTCACATGTGTGACGAAAAGAGTGACGGAATGAAATATAGCCAACACCATGATTGGCAAAAGGGATTTGCAGTTGCTCACATTGTAAATGATTACCCACATATTCAAATGATTCACATTGCCCCAGATTACTCATGCGTTGTGGATGGAAAAGTATTCACGCTATGATGAAATGTCAGAGATGTAAGGGCAGAGTATTTATTGATAGAGTGTTTTCACAAAAATTACATATAGAACTTTTCTGCATATTGTGTGGAAAACGATGGATGATCAACAAAGAATTGAATGCATTTGCCAAATGGTTAGATCAAAACGACAGAGAACACGCAAAAAATTACTCTATTTCTTCTTAAACGGGAAGATACATAAAGTAATTAGAACATCAAAAGCTAGGGATGAGCTAGTTGCTTGGTGCTACCCAGATAAAAAAAGAGTTATGTATGCCTATTCTCAGGTAAAAAAGAATATGGGTAATGCTTACTCTATTAAAAATGTATGCGAAATCTTAAATAGGCACAGAGTTACGGTAGAAGAATATATTCTTCAGGGCAAAATTAAAGAGCCTCAGAGAGTTTATCCTATTAGTAACCCAGACTCAACATGGTATAAGTTTATGTTTAGCGAGTCCGATATATACGATTTGCACCAATTTATACTAGATGCTGGCTATACAAAAGATTTTCCATCTAAGGCAGAATTGACTGCTCTTCTCAAACACAACTTAATATTGTATACTAAGACAGACGAGGGTAGCTTCGTACCAGTATGGAAGGCGGAATAATGGCAGAGACTAGAGTAAAGGTAGATCTTTCTTTTACTAGAAATCTTGGTAACTACGAGAGTATCAAGATAGGTATTGGTATTGAGGATGATATTAGGCATGGAGAAAATGTTGATACTGCAACAGAAAGAGTTTATAAGTTTGTAGAAGAAAAGCTTATTCAAAAAACTCGTGAGGTAGAGGAAGAATTAAAGCATGGCAAATAATAGAGAGCCTTATATTTTGCTAACAATGTATCAAAATCTATATAGCGAAAAATATGGTAAGGCTGCTACTATAAATAAGTTTAGAGAGAAGTGGGGAATGCAAGACGTTATAGAGAGTGTTGGCTTTGATCGTGCAAAACAACTTATTGAGTATTATTTCACAACATCAAAGATAAACCACACACTGCAATTCTTCTTCTATAACTTTGACAAGCTAGACATAATGCAAAAAGAAATTGAAAAGGATAAAGCAAACCGTAAACTATTACGGCAGGCTACTAAAAGATTAGTGGAGGGCGGAGAATAATGAATACAGAAGCAACTTTAATATCTGCGGTATGCAAAAATAAAGACATTAGCACTCTGCTAGCAGACAATGTTGATGAACTGTTTACCTCTCATAGAGATATATGGGAAGGCCTAAAATCGTATTACTATAAGTTTAAAGCTGTGCCAGAAGTTGGAGTTCTTCAGGAGAAGTTTAAAGACTTTGAGCCAGACAATAATGTAAAAGCAGAAACTGGATACTATTTAGATACACTAAAGAATGAATACCTTTCTGCAAGACTAAAGAGTGTTATTCTTAGAAGTGGTTCTGCATTAAAAGAAGAGGCAGCATCCAGAGTACTTGCTGAAATGCAAAGTCAGTTAGCAGGCCTATCAAAGTTTACAAACAATGTTCGTGACTTAGACGTAACAGATTTAGAATCAGCAGAAAGACATTTTCAATCAGTAAAAGATCGTTCTGCAGTAATGGGTGGAAGTCCAGGAATATCAACTGGATTCCAAGCTATTGATACAGCATATCCAACTGGTATGGCTCCAGGACATTTAATTGTTGCAATTGGTTGGCCAGGAAAAGGTAAGACATGGTTCACATCGTATCTTGCATGTAAGGCATGGGAGCAAGGATTTAAGCCAATGATCATATCCCTTGAAATGTCTCCAGAAAATATGCGTGATCGTATTTATACAATGTTGGGATCTGGCCTATTCAAGGCTAGTGATTTATCAAAAGGTGATATTAATATAGATGATTTCAGGACGTGGGGTAAAAAGAAGTTTGAAGGAAAGAATAGCTTTGTCCTTGTATCTAATGAAGGCACGGCTGAAGTTACTCCTGCTACGGTACAAGGTAAGATCGATCAGCACAAACCAGATCTCGTTATCTTGGATTATCATCAGCTCTTTAATGATAATAAGCGCAGTAATTCTGAAGTAGAGCGTAACCGTAATATTTCTCGTGAGTTTAAGTTGCTTGCTGTATCTAATAATATTCCAATTATAGATATTACTGCTGCAACTGCTGACGACATTTCAGATCAAGAGAATCCGCCTATGATGTCACAGGTTGCTTGGTCAAAAGCAATTGAGTATGATGCTGATATGGCTATGGCTATTCATAGATATCCAGGAACAAATTTAATTGAAGTTGTTTCAAGAAAGAATAGACACGGGCACGAGTTTGATTTCCACCTAGACTGGGATATCAATAGAGGTATTATTAAAGAGTTATATGACTACGTACCACCACAAACAAATTAAAAGATTTCAGGTGTCTGTACAATTTCGTGACGATTCTGACATAATTAGAATGAGGCATCAGTACGAAAGCTTATTGTTAGATAAAATGCGTGGAGATGGATATGCAAGAATACTTGACATAGACACTGCATTTTCGATAGAATTTACTGGAGAGACATGGAAGTTCTTAATGACTCTTCAGGGAATATACGTAGGAAGGAAAAAGGCATGGCAATCAGAGGGAATTACGCAAGGAAAGTTGATTCCACGCAGTACTCGCCAAACCACATTAAGTCAATTCTAAAAGGACTTGGACTTGATATAACTGGTGAGACGTCAAATGATTTCCTATGCTACTGCCCATTTCATTCTAATAGACACACTTCAAGCTTTAGCGTAAGCAGAGAGTATGGTGCTTTTATATGTTTTAATCCAGCATGCGGAGAAGCTGGAACTCTTATAGAGTTAGTTAAAAAGATTTTACAAAAAAATGATTTCCAAGCAATGAGATTTATTTCATCTAAAGAGGCAGAGATCCTAGATAACTTTGAAGAGACCATGTCTGATATGTTTGAGGATAAGCCAGACTTTCAAGAATTTAATAAGGAAACCATTTATAAGTTGCTTGAAGAACGAAAGAGCAACAAAGAGGCAAGCGACTATTTTATTTCTCGTGGTATTAATTTAGAGTCTATGGACTACTTTGACCTAGGTTATTCTAAAAATATGAAGATGGTTACCGTCCCAGTTCATAGTCCAGATGGAACATGCATTGGAATTGTTGGAAGGTCTATTGAGGGTAAGTCCTTTAAGAACAGTACCAATCTTCCAAAAAGTAAAACAATGTTTAATATACATCGTGCCAAAAGAGTCGGAGACAATGTTATAGTAGTAGAATCTAGTTTCGATGCAATTCGTGTACATCAAGCGGGATTCCCCAATGTTGTTGCTACCCTTGGAGGATTTTTATCGGTAGAGCAGCAAGGACTACTAAATAGACACTTTAATAAAATAACTATTCTCACAGACAACGATGTTGCTGGTAGAGAACTTGGCTACAGCATAGCCAATAAATTAAAAATGAAAGACATCTTGTGGGGATCGTATGAATATGGTAAGATATATCCTCATGGTGCAAAAGATGCTGGTGATATGACTGATGAGGAAATTAAAGCCTGCATAAAAAATTCTGTATCCAATATAGAATACAGATCTTGGAACTCGTGATATAATAAAAAATACAGATGGATATATACCATCAAATACAAAGGAGATATAAATGAGTATAGTAAAGGGTCTAAAAGACCTAAACAAGGCACTAGATAAGCCTACATATAGTGGCGGAGATGAAAGTAAGGCTCGCTGGCTTAAGATCGAAGACGGCGAAAGCGTTAAAATTCGATTCCTTCAGGAACTAGATCCAGATTCACCAAACTATAATGATAAACTTGGATGTGGCTTTATAGCACTTGAGCACACAAATCCAAAGGATTACCGTCGCAAAGCTTTAGACACAATGGAAACAGAAGGTCGTGACTGGGCAAACGAACAACATCGTAAAGACCCAAAGGCTGGCTGGAAAGCAAGAACAAGACTATACATTAATGTATTAGTAGACGATGGTAAAACAGAACCGTACGTTGCAATTCTTTCTCAAGGAACCAGTGGAAAGACTATTACACCTACCCTTATTGAATACGCTGGGGAAATGGGAAGCATTACTAATTTAATGTGGCGAGTAAAGCGCAACGGAACAAAAACAGACACAAGCTATACAATTATTCCATTAGCCAAAGATGAATCACAATTTGATTTCTCTGCTATTGAATTGTATGATCTTGAAAAAACTGCAGTTCGTCACGTACCGTATGGGGAGCAAGAAGCTTTTTATATGGGAGACGGAACAAACTCAGATGAGTCTTCTGCTACATCTAGCAGCGTAGACTGGTAAGACAAAAGTAAAGGCGGAGAGTTAAGTGTCATTCACACATTTGCATGTTCATTCATACTATTCATTGATGGATGGCCTTAACTCCCCTGCCGAACTTGTAAAGGCAGCAAAGGATGCTGGTCAAACAGCATTGGCAATTACAGATCATGGAACATTGTCATCACACCGTGAAATGCAGATTGCCTGTAAAGATCAAGGCATTAAGCCAATACTTGGAGTAGAAGCGTACATATCTCCCACAGATAGATTTGATCGCTCCTCTAAAACAGATAAGTCAATTCAGGCATACAATCACATTATTCTACTAGCAAAAAATAAAAATGGCTTAGAAAATATTAATACCCTTCAAGAGCTTGCCTGGAACGAGGGTTTCTATCATAAGCCACGTATTGATAGAGAGATTTTATTTCAGTACAAAGAAGGTATAATTGTTTTATCTGGATGCCTCAATGGATTAATAAGTAAGGCTATAGATAAAAAAGAATTCAGCGAAGCCAAAATGATGCTTAGCGCTTTTAAAAAAGAATTCGGTGGAGACTTTTACGTAGAGGTCCAGTCTCATAACCCAGAAGAAATTAATAACAAACTGCTAGAACTTGCCGATGAGCTTAAAATTAAAGCGGTGGCAACTGGAGATGCACATTTTGCTAAAGAAGAAGATCGTGTATTAGAAGAGGCAATGCTCATCCTATCAACATCTCCTAAGTCAGATAAAGAAGCAGACTTTGATATGTCTAGGAATATGAATAATATGCTAGATAGATTTAACTATCTATATCCTGATAGGAAAATATCATTTCAGAACTATAATTTATTCATTCAGTCTCGTGATGAATTACAGGCAGACTTTAATAAATCTAATATAGTTAGAACAGATATATATGATAATACTATGGAGATAGCAGATAAAGTCTCAGAATATGACTTCTACCAGGGTCTAGATCTTCTCCCAGTACCTAAGACAAATGCGGACGATAAGCTGTCTCAAATGGCCTTTAAAGGCCTAGAAAGGCTAAACCTATCAGAAGACACGGTCTATGTAGATAGGCTAAATGAAGAGTTATCTGTTATTAAAGATAAAGCCTTTGCATCATATTTCTTAGTTGTAGCAGACATGATTAACTGGGCCAAAGAGAATAATATTATGGTTGGTCCTGGTCGTGGGTCTGCCGCTGGTTCGTTAGTTTGTTATTCGCTAGGAATCACAGACGTTGATCCAATTGAATATGACCTTCTGTTTTTTAGATTTATTAATCCAGAGCGTAATGACTTTCCAGATATTGATACAGACTTTGAAGACAGACGTCGTAAAGAAGTTAAGGACTATCTAAAGAAAAAATTTAAACACGTTGCATCTATTTCTACCTATACCTATTTTAAAGATAAAGGTGTTATCCGAGATGCTGCTCGTGTATTTATGGTTCCACTTCAAGATGTTAACCGTGCATTAAAATCCGTAGACACGTTTGAAGATTATATTGATTCACCTAATACAAAAGAATTTAGAATGAAATATCCAGAAGTCACATGGCTTGCTGAAAGACTAAGAGGAAAAATTAGAAGCGTTGGAGTTCATGCTGCAGGAGTTGTTGTAGCAAAAGATGACATAAGAAAGTTTGCTCCAATAGAGTCTAGAGAAGATGCACAGGACAAGGTATCTGGAAGAATTCCAGTCGTTGCATACGATATGGATACGGTTGCAGATGTGGGTCTTATTAAACTAGATGCACTGGGACTTAAGACCCTTTCTGTAATTTCAGACACACTAAAATCAATTAAAGATCGTACTGGTAAAGAGATCAATCTTTCAGAACTTACTTTAGATGATAAAGAAGTATATAAAGTTTTAAGCGAAGGATATACAAAAGGAGTATTTCAAGCTGAAGCAACACCGTATACTAATCTATTGATGAAGATGGGCGTAGACAAGTTTGAAGATTTAGCAGCGTCCAATGCTTTGGTTAGACCAGGTGCAATGAATACTGTTGGTGCCTCTTATATTAATCGTAAGCACGGCAAGGAAGCAGTTGAGTATACTCATTCTATAATGCAACCATTTACTGAAAACACATATGGTGTTATTATATATCAGGAACAGGTTATGCAGGCTTGCGTACACCTAGGAGGAATGTCTTGGTCAGAGGCTGATAAGGTCCGCAAGATTATTGGAAAGAAGAAAGATGCAAAAGAATTCGACCAGTTCAAGGATCAGTTTGTTAACGGGGCTTCAAAACACATTTCTAAGAAAAAGGCCGAAGCTCTTTGGCACAATTTTGAAGCTCATGCTGGTTACTCTTTTAATCGCTCCCATGCTGTTGCTTATTCTATGCTCAGCTATTATACAGCTTGGCTTAAAAAGTATTACCCGCTTGAGTTTATGTTTTCAATCCTTAAAAACGAAAATGACAAAGACGCAAGAACCGAATATTTAATTGAAGCAAAGAGGCTCGGACTCAAAGTATTATTGCCTCACATTAATGAGTCACAAATGTATTTTTCATTACAAGGTGATGCAATTAGATTTGGCCTTGCAGAAGTTAAGTTCATATCAGACAGTATTGCAAATAAAATTATGGAGAAGAGACCTTATGAAAACTACAAAGACTTTATTGAAAAAGCTTCGAAGAAAGGTAGTGGTATTAATAGTAGGGCTGTATCTGCTCTTAATGCTATTGGCGGTGCTGCTTTCGATGACAATGAACGCAGTGGTAAGGAAAAAGAAAATTACTACGAATTCTTAGGAATACCTACCTTTAATTTAGATCTACCACCTAGAATTAAATCACAGGCTAGACCGATATCAGAGTTTGATGACCTAGGATCATTTGTTATGTTTGGAATGGTTAAGTCTATTAAAAGAGGAACTGGTTGGGCAAGAGTTGAATTAGTTGATGAGACTGGATCAATCGGCTTGTTCCATAATGAGCAAACGCAAATAGAAACAAATCAGATGTACTTTATCCTTGTAGGAGACAATAGAATTGCCAGATATATCAAGGTAAGCGATATAGATCCAACAGGATCAGACCTCTTTGTAGACTACCTATATAGAAAAGAATATGATATAAATGAAGATGAATTTATGGTTCTTAACTTTACCCCATATAAAACAAAGGCTGGTAAAACAATGGCCCATATTGTTATGACCAATAAGAATAAAGAGTTAACTAGAGTAATTGTTTTCTCTACAATGTATCACAAAGCTTTAGCAAAAATGCGTGAAGGAATGAAATGTAATGTCGTTCTATCTAAACTAGATGATGGAACTCTAATGGTTAAGGAAGTTAAATGACAGACGATATTGAAGGCTTGGTTACATCAATTAGTATAAACCAGGTTTTGGTTGCAATATTAGAAGAACACGGAAAACTAACTGTTCCAACTTTAAAATTTTTAGAGTCCAGTGCAGCAGAAAAAGAATTGGTAATTGATTATGATGAGACAATCCCATCATTTACATTTAGCTTAAGGGAAAAAGATGGAAACGAGTAAAGTTTTATATGATTATGGCCTAGACGCATTAGCGGCATTGCTGCATGAAACAGCAAAAGAAAAAGGGTTTTGGGATGGAGACTATAGCCACGATAAAGTTGGGAATAAGCTGGCACTAGTTCATTCAGAAGTTACAGAGGTATTAGAGTCAATTAGAAAAAATAAAGGATCTGAGCATATAGTAGAAGAAATGGCTGACGTTATAATCAGACTTTTGGATGTATACGCTGCAATGAGAAATGAAGAGCAAGTAATGCACAGCCTAGATGAAGTATTAGAAAGTAAAATTAATATAAATAAAGAGAGACCTAGACTTCACGGGAACTTATTTTAATGCTATACTGTAAACATAGAAGAAAGAGTAATTAATGACACTAATAATGGATGACATACTAGCAAAGCTAGATCCGAAAACAAGAGCAAGAGTTCAATCAGCACAACATATAAAAATTGATAAACAAGAAACCCCAAGCATAGGTTTGAATACAGCGCTTAAGGGTGGACTTCCATATGGAAGACAGGTTCTTGTGTGGGGAAATAAGTCTGCTGGTAAGTCATCTTTTTGTTTACAGATGATTGCGTTGGCTCAAAAAGAAGGAAAGACATGTGCCTGGATTGATGCTGAAGCATCTTACGATCCAGCATGGGCCCAACAATTAGGCGTAGATTCAGAAAAATTAATTTACTCTACAGCTAAAACAGTAAATGATATGGTTGATGTTGGAACAAAACTTATGGACGCTGGAGTTGACTTGATTGTAGTTGATTCTATTTCTGCTTTACTTCCAGCAATCTATTTTGAAAAAGATGGAAATGAAATGAAGGATTTGCAAGACACTAAGCAAATCGGCGCTGAAGCAAAGGATATGACCCACGCAGTCAAAATGTTAAACTATGCAAACAAAAACACACTACTTGTTCTCATCTCACAACAACGAAATCAGTTTGGATCTATGCATGCTTCGCATATCCCCACAGGTGGAATGGCAGTCAAGTTCTTTAGCACCACTGTCATTAAACTTTGGTCTTCTGAAGCTGAGGCTAATGCTATTAAAGCTGGTATTAAAGTTGGCGACAAGATTATCGAACAAAGAGTCGGAAGACCAGTTAATTGGATTATTGATTACAGCAAAGTCTCACCCCCAAATTTATCGGGACAGTATGACTTTTACTACCAAGGGGATTCTCTCGGTGTAGATAGAGTAGGAGAAACTTTAGATGTTGCAGAAATGTTCGGAGTCGTGGAAAAAGGTGGTGCTTGGTACACGGTCAATGGCGAAAGACTACAAGGTAGAGCAAAAGCAGTGCAGTACCTTCGTGATAATCCAAAAGTTGTAGAAAAACTAATTGAGGAAATTAATGCCAAATCTTGATGAATTTTTAAATGAAGATAAAGAAGAGATAAAGCACTACGACCTTGAAGATCTTCCTGGTGTTAGAGCCTGCTCAAAGTGTGATGAAGATGTTAGCGGTGCAAAGTGGGACCCTATAGATTTAGTTATGTCATGGAGATGCTCCAAAGGACATGAAACAATTTTTAAGGTTCAGTAATGTCAGAAAGATCTGAAGTAAAAAGAGATGGCGCAAAAGCTCAAAAAAATTCAGGGCGTGGTGACTATCAAAAGGGTGATGCAAAATGGAAACAGTTTGTAGTAGATTATAAGGAAGCATCTTCATCGTTTACATTAAACAAACCAGTATGGTCTAAAATCTGTACTGATACATTTAAAGTAAATAGAGATATGTATCCAGCATTAAAGATTATTATTGGTACGGATTCCAAGGTTAGACTTGGTATCATTGAGTGGGCAGTACTAGAAGAACTGATCCAGTTTTGGGAGGACAACAATGATTAGAGAAGTTCTAATGACTACGGTTACTGGAATGGGAGTAGGAGCAGTATTTGCCTTATTTAAACTTCCAGTACCAGCACCACCAGTATTTGCTGGACTAATGGGAATATTTGGTTTATGGCTAGGTTATGGATTAGTTGGGAGATATTTATAATGTTACAGTTTTTCTGGGGAGTGCTAATAGGGTTTTCAATAGGATATCCAATGGGGCTATGGGCAATATGGTATACAAAGAAAGAGGTTCAAAAACATGTCAACCGATAAAGTTGAATCTAAAAATACATTAGAGTTAATTAATTCAATTACAGAATTCAATGACCTACATGAGTTTATGCAGGACGAACATCTTGATAAAGCTCTTGCGGTAGTAGTTAAATTATTAATGAACCCAGATGTTCCTTCAGCAAAAGCCCCTCTTCTTATTATAGAGCTACAGGCAATGTCTACAAAGTTTGCAATGATGGCCTCTGTCTATTCAACCATTATGAAAGATAAAGCTGGATCAGTAAATAACAATAAAAAGAATATTTATTATTCAGCAAAAGAGTCCATAGACAAACTTGTAGATGCACTTAAGTATGTCGTAAGGTATAACTAATGATAGAAACATATGACATGACATGCTTTGAATGTGGAGATGACCGTGAGTCTACTACATTTTATATGTATTATGAAATCGGTAGAGAGTATGAGCCTGGATGTTCTGGAAATGAAGATGTAAGTCTTTCTAATTTAAAGGATACAGATGATCTAGATATAAATTCTATATGCGAAGACTGTAAAAATGATTATATGGAGATCCTAAATGGCTAGAGAGATAGTAAAGAATCTTAAGTTTAAAAAGCATACTGGCAAGCACTTCGACCCAGAACTTTTTGCAACCTTACTAGATGAGTCATACCGCAATACAAAACGTGCTGATGGAGAAATGACTAAAAAATCATTCAGTCCAAGCAGTCTTGGATACGGACATGGAACATGTCCTAGATATTGGTATATGGCTTTTTCTGGAGCAATGTTTATTGATGATAATGATGCAGTAGCAGTTGCTAATATGGCACAGGGAACTCAAGCCCATGAAAGACTTCAAAAATTAATAGCTACTATGCCAGAATTTAGAAGTGAAGAAGAAGAGATTGTGAATGATTATCCACCTATTAGAGGCTTTATAGATTTAATTATGGAATATGATAACGAAACTGTGATCGGTGAAATTAAAACAGCCAAGCAGGAAGTCTGGGATGCAAGACAATCTGAAATGAAACCTACTGCTAACCATTTACTTCAACTGCTTACATATATGAAACTTAAAAAAGCTAAAGAGGGATTCTTCCTTTATGAAAATAAAAATACTCAAGAGCTAATAGTAATTCCAGTATCTATGAATGAAAAGAATACTGAGATTATTGAAGAAGCATTTTTATGGATGGCAGAAGTATGGGATAACTTTAAAGATGGTGACCTCCCAATGAAACCAGTAGGTGCTACTAAATCAAAGATGCCATGTACATACTGTCCTATTAAAAAGGAATGTTACTCTGGTCTTGTTGGTACAGTACAAATAGAGTCGTATAAGGTTCCCAAACTATGATTTGTGGCAATAAAGAATGCGCTAAGGACTTCGAGGCTAAGACCCATAATCAAAAATACTGTTCAGACGAGTGTTGCAGAATTGCAACCAATAGAAGAATTATGGAAAAGTATTATGAAAAGAAGGCTATTAGAAGTGGTGCACACAGGAATTGTAAAAAATGTAATATTAAATTAAGCAGATATAATCAGAAGGATGTCTGCGCTACATGTGAAAAGAATATAGGCGCTGCTAATAAAAAATCGTTATGGAACATTTTAAATGAAATTGGGTGAGCTTATTAAAATAAAAGCTAATAGAGTTTTAGGCATAGACGCCTCAACAAACTCAGTGGCTTTTTGCTTGATGGAAAATGATCAACCTTTAAAGTGGGGCAAGATAGAGTTCGAAGGATCAGATATATACGATAAGATATTAGACGCCAAAAATAAAGTTCATGGAATGCTGGAAGAGTTAAAATCTGACTACATAGTTGTAGAAGGAGCTGTTTTTGTTAAGTCTCCAGATGCAGTAATTAAACTGTCTTACGTATATGGTGTTGTTATTGCAGAGTTAATGTCCACTGGAGCAAAGGTAGTTACAATATCTCCTACTTCTTGGCAGGCGTATATTGGAAACAAGAATCCAACAAAAGATGAAAAAGAAGGAATCAGGGCAAAAAATCCAGGATATGCTGACTCATGGTATAAGAACCAATTACGTAATATGAGAAAACAAAGAACTGTAGAATACTTTAATCAAAAATATAATCTTACATTAACAGACTTTGATGTTGCTGATGCATTTGGCATAGCACATTATTCAAATCGGATACTTACAGAGCGATGAAACTATATCAAAGCAAGGACTGGCTTCATAGAAGATATGTTGTTCAAAAGAAAACAGTAACAGAGATAGCTAAAGAATGTAATGTTTCTGCAATGACTATACAGAGATATTTAGAGCAGTTTGGACTAATTAAAAAACGATGAATATTGAACCTAAAAATTTAACCTCTGTTACTTTTTCAAAAGTACTAGATTCTTTTTATGTATACACTGGAGACACAACTGATAGATATGTTCAAAAAAGCTGTATAGATCAGGGAGTCTGGGATAAAGAGTTAACTGAGTGGATGATTAAAAATATACAACCAGGATGGACATGCTTAGATATTGGGGCTAATGTATTTTACTTTACAGAAGTGATGGCAAGACTGGTCGGAAGCAATGGAAGCGTACTGTCATTTGAGCCAATAAAAAGACTATGCAAGTCTTATGAGTACGCTAGAACTTTAAATGAATATGACAATGCTGGAAAGATAGAGGTAATGCCGTTTGCCTTATCAGATAAGGAAGACAATTTAATATTAAATATTTGGGAAGAAAATATTGGCGGATCTGGAATAGTCCATGAGCATCAGATAGGTAATCACGGTCAATATGGTAATTACTATACAGAAGAAATACAGGCAAAAAGATTAGACTCTGTGTATTCTGGTAAAGTTGATTTTATGAAAATAGATGTAGAGGGCCACGAAAGATTTGTATTTGAGGGGTTCTCTCAAATGGCAAAGGATTGCCCATTAATTGTTGTTGAACTAGGCAGTGGACAGCCAGACGAGTTTTTGGTAGAATTAAATGATAAATATGATATGACATTTTTAAATGGGGAAGCGGCTTCATTTGAAAGAATAAAACAGCATGATGTAGTAAATGTCTTGCTTAGGAGACGATAATGTTAAAGCCAGTATATGAAGATGTTTCACAGTTTAAGTGTAGTGACTTATATTTAAGATCAGTTGGGGCGCCAGCTGGCAATAAAATTTGGGCAGCATGCCATGAAATTGCACACATGTTAATTGAAAAGAATATATCATATGGCAATTCAGCCCTAGAGCCAGCAAGAATATTTTCAACGGCGGATTCGGCAGAACAATTAAAAGTTAGAATTGATGATAAGCTGAATAGAGTTAAAAACAATCAGGGTTTTGCTGGAGATAATGACATAGATGACCTAATTGGATATCTAATGCTATTTAAAATATCTAATCAAAACGCTAAAACTAATTGACTTTTCAGTCGACTAGAACTATAATAGATTAATATGGAACTAGAACTAGCAGATCATTTTGATCGAATGAATAAAGTAGTCTCAGAACTACTAAAGGGAAACAACCCAACCCAAATATCGACAATTACTGGACTACAACGCAAAGACGTAGTTGAATTGATTGATGAATGGAAACAGGTAGTTCGCAATGATAACACTGCAAGAGAACGTGCTAAGGAAGCCATCAACGGGGCAGACCAACATTATGCAATGCTTATTAAAGAAGCTTGGAAAACAGTAGAAGATGCTGATCAGGCTGGCCAATTAAATGTTAAGGCAACAGCACTAAAGTTAATTGCAGACATTGAAGGAAAAAGAATTGGAATGCTTCAAGAAGTAGGACTGTTAGATAATGCAGAAATTGCATCACAGGTAGCAGAGTCTGAAAGAAAACAAGAAGTTTTAGTAAAAATTTTAAAAGAAGTAACAGCGCAATGTCCAAAATGTAAGATGGAAGTTGCAAAAAGATTATCTCAGATCACTGGAGTCGTTGAGTCTATCGTAATTGAGGACGCTGGTGGATCTTAATTTTAATGATTTAATTGACATTCTAGATGGTGAAGAGTTTGACGAAAGGCCAGTAGATCTTAGAACTTTTGTAACAAGCCCAGACTATTTAGGCCTGCCACCACTATCTGAATTGCAGTATGAATTAATTGAAAAAAGTTCTCAAATATATAAAGAGGCAACTTTAAAGAAACTCTTCGGAGAAGAAGAGGGTTCGATAAGATTTAAACAAACATGCAATGAAGTAATTGCACAGTTAGGCAAAGGATCTGGAAAAGATTACTGCTCAACTATATCTGTTTCATACATTGTTTACCTTTTGTTATGCCTAAAAGATCCAGCAACATACTATGGTAAACCACCTGGAGACAGCATAGATATTCTAAACGTTGCTATAAATGCTCAGCAGGCAAGCAATGTTTTCTTTAAAGGATTTAAAACAAGAATTGAAAGATCACCATGGTTTATTGGTAAATATGAAGCTAAGGCATCTGAAGTTAAATTTGATAAAAGCATAACAGTTCACTCAGGACACTCAGAAAGAGAGTCTTGGGAAGGATATAACGTTATCGTTGTAGTTCTAGATGAAATATCTGGATTCGCAATTGAAAATACAACTGGCCATGATCAAGCTAAAACTGGAGAAGCTATTTATGATATGTACCGTGCATCTGTTGCATCTCGTTTCCCAGATTTTGGTAAAGTAATATTGCTATCATTTCCTAGATTTAAAAACGACTATATACAAACACATTATGAGTCAGTAATTGCAGAAAAAGAAACTGTTATTAGAAGCATATTAATGAAGATGGATGAAGACCTTCCAGACAATACAGAGGGTAATGAAATTACTGTGGAATGGGAAGAGGATCATATTAAGTCTTATCTCTATCCTAAAACATATGCAATTAAGAGACCAACCTGGGACATAAACCCAACTAAAAAAATAGAAGATTTTAAGGTAGACTTTTATAGAAACTCGTTAGATGCTCTTGGAAGATTTGCATGTATGCCACCAGAAGCTGTTGATGCATTCTTTAAGTCTAGAGAAAAAATAGAAAAAGCTTTTTATAAAATGAATATTGCTGTGGATCAGTTTGGAAGATTAGAAGAATGGTTTCAGCCAGAAAAAGACAAAGAGTATTTCATACACGTCGACCTTGCACAAAAGCATGACCATTGTGCTGTTGCATTGGCACACGTAAACCATTGGGTAAATGTAAAAGTAACAAGTGACTACTCTCAGCCAGCGCCAATAGTTGAAGTGGACGCAGTAAGATTTTGGACTCCAACTGCTGATAAGTCTGTAGACTTTACAGAAGTTAAGGATTATATTCTTTCATTAAAAACTCGTGGATTCAATATTAAGGTTTGTACATTCGATAGATGGAATTCTCATGACATGATGCAGCAGCTAAAACAATATGGAATCAATACTGAGTTGCTTTCTGTTGCTAAAAGACATTACGATGATATGGCAATGATAGTTGCAGAAGAAAGAGTTTCTGGCCCAGCAATTAAATTATTGATTGATGAACTATTACAATTAAGAATTATGAGAGATAAGGTAGACCACCCAAGAAAGGGATCTAAAGACCTTGCAGATGCGGTATGCGGAGCAATATTTAACTCTATTAGTAGAACTAAACAAGAAAATGACAAAGAAATTAAAATTCATACCTACGAATCAATGAGCTACGACAATGATTCTGATGATGAAGAGACGGTATTGAATATGATAAGGGCACCTAAAATGCCTTCGGAATTGAAAGACGCAATGGATAGGATGATGATAATATGAGCGAGTATCAAGATAGAGCAAAAGAGTGTAAGTGTTGCGGTAAACATGTGCCATTGCCAACAGTTCTAAAAGAATATAATGGAATAGTAATGTGCCCCACGACATTTGCAAATGTTGTAGAGTATAAAAGAATATGGAAAAATTTAGGTGTAAGGCCTCAAGGTAATGTGCGTAAACATTTTTCAGAGTATGTTCAGCAAATTGTAGAACAAACTATAGATAAAAATGAAGATGGCAGTCTTCAATAATACTGCTGCATAACATAATTATAGGAAGAGGTCCACATGGACGAGGACGACGAAAAGCTACAACATTACTTAGAGATAGGTGCAATAGAGCTGGAAGGCGTAGATGAAAATGGAGAAGTTATTTATTCTATTTCGGAAAAAGCAAAAGAAATAGCTCCAGAGCTATGGGAATCTCACAGGCAATGGGTAGACAAAGCCTTGGTTGATTTATATGAATCTGGACTTATATCTGTAGACTACAATGAAGATCTAGAAGCAACAATAAATCTTAGCCCAGAGGGATATGATAGGGCCAGGGACTTAGGCCTTATTGAATTAGACATAGATAAAGATATACCAAACAATTAAAATATATTTTTAATATTTTTTACAATATGATATAATTATATTAGGATGCCCCATGGGGGTCCTAAATTAACTTATTCGCTTGAAAGGGGAATAAAATGGTACAAACATATACATGGGATCTTTTTAAAGATCCATTTTTTATTGGCTTTAATCGTGAACTAGATAGACTTACAAGAGTTCACAGCCACGCATCAAACTCAACATACCCACCATACAATGTAATCAAAACAGACAACGAGGATACATTTTTAATCGAAGTTGCTGTGGCGGGCTTTGCCAAGGAAGACCTTGGAATCACAATAAAGGATCAGACTCTTACCGTAAAGGGTGAGATTCAAGATATTTCTGATGAAACAAAGTTCGTGCATAAGGGTATTGCAGCTCGTAAATTCACAAGAGAGTTTGCTCTCGGAGAATATATTGAGGTTACTGGTGCTGAGGTATTAAATGGCATGCTTACAATTAAATTAGAGCGTGTTATTCCTGAAGAGGAAAAGCCAAAAACCATCAAGATCAAATAAATAGTATAATATAGATCTGCACCCCGTCACTGGGGAGTCGCAGATTTTATGCGGGCCGCTACCCGCAGGATAGACCTGAGTACGTCTCGAAACTGCTCACAACTAAGGAGATTTAAATGTTTGAATACTATGTTAAAAAGGTTACAAAAGTTGTGGACGGAGACACAATAGATGTTGACATAGACCTAGGTTTCGACATTTCATTTAGCTCAAGAGTCAGACTTGCTGGAATAGATACTCCAGAAAGTAGAACAGCTGATAAGATAGAAAAAGCTCTTGGCCTTGAAGCAAAATCTTATTTAAAGAATGCAATTGATTCTGCAAAATCTGTTGTTATTAAAACAGAAAAAATGGATAGTTCAGAAAAGTATGGAAGAATTTTAGGATGGGTATTTTTAGACGGATCAAGCGTTTCTATCAATCAAAAAATGATTGATGACGGACATGCTTGGGGATACATGGGGGAAACTAAGGTTAAAGATTTTACAGCCTTAGCAGAGAAGAGAAAAAAGAGCGGTAAGTAATGCCTATATATGAATACAAGTGTGAATGTTCAATAGAAGATATACTACAGTTTGAAAGAAGTATTTCAGACATTGAGCCAGAGTACGGATGCCCTACTTGCGGATCTGTAATGAAAAGACATTATGGCACATTCGGAATACAGTTTAATGGTGCTGGTTTTTACAAAACAGATAACCCGAAATAGTCAACTAACTTAAATTAATTAAACTCTCATGCTATAATTACTAAGTTACATAAATAATTTATGTAACTTAGGAGAGTCTTAATTGACTAGAAAAGCTAAACTTTTATTATTCAGCCTGATTGTATTGGGCTGGCTATCATTTTCTGTACCAGATTATGCTAATGCAACTGGAGACGGAAGTCAGGAACAGGTAGTAGTAAGTCCAGCACAACAGGCGGTAAACTCAGCTCTTGGAACAGCTACTACAGAAGTACAGCAAGCCATAAATGCAACTGAAAATTCTGCAACTGAAATAACACAGGCTCAAACAGAATTATCTCAAGCTCAGGCTGCAGTATCAGGATTATCATCAGCAGTATCTACAGCACAAACAAGTGTTAATAATGTTCAAAGTGCTATTAATAATATTAACGGTGTTGATTTAACAGTAACTCCAGTAGATCAAAGTTCTCAATTAGTACAAGATGCTAAGGCAACTGTAATTAATGCTCAAACAGCAATTAATAATATTAATACAACTACTGCCCAAACAGAAATTTCTCAAACAACTACAGCAAGATCAGAAGCGGTTACTGCTCAAGCAACCGCACAAACAGAATTAACTCAAGCAAACATTGCTATTGATGCTGCTCAAACTGCAGTAAATAATTTACAGTCAACTATTGGAACAACCGTCAACGTTTTGGCTGGAGTAGACGATGCTGGTGTTCAAATGAATCTTCCATTTGGAATGCAAATGGGTGGAACTGTTTATAATAATGTATTTGTCGGATCAAATGCAACAATAACATTTGGAAGTAATGAGGGGAATGTATATTGGGATACACCAGGAGCACCTTCTATATCTATTGCTGGCTGGGACTGGACTACTTGGAGCACAGGAACTGGAATTACATATTCAACTACTGGAACAAGCCTAGATGTTGCTTGGGACTTAAGACCTTATCCACAACAGGATGCTTCTACACAAATGGTTCAAATTAGATTTAATGCTGATGTTAATCCAAATGACGGAGCATGGATGGCAAACGTAACCGCAGTTGGACCAATACCAGGCGGAGCAAGATTTAATTATAGAGAAACAACAAATGGCGCTATCACACCAATTACAGATACTAATACTGGTACTGGATTTGCTGGACAAATAAGTCAGGGGTCAACATTTACTCCATATGTAAATCCAAATACTTCAGCAGTTCAGGCTGCCGTAGATGCAGCAAATGCAACTATTACTCAACTTAATCAAAGTCTTTCTCCAGTTGTTGCTCAAAATGCATTAAATAATTCTGCAATAAATGCTATCAATACAACATCACTGACCAATACAGTTAACTCTGCAATATCAACAAAGAATGCTTTGCAAACAACATTAAATACAAGGTCATCTCAGTTAACTACTGCTATTAATAATAATATTCCAACTCCAGCACCAATAATTGGCGAAGCGGAAATTAATGGAACTTCAATATCTATTCCAGTGAGTATGCCAGAAGGATATTCTGCTGGAACTTGGTACTATCAAGTTGAATTAGTTGGAGTTTCTGCTTCTAATCCATATGTAGTCGGAACAAGTATTGCAACTGGATCGTCTGAATTGATTGAGCTAGAAGGATTAACTGAAGGTGCAACATATACAATTAGTATAGCGAATTCAAGTGGTGCAGTTAGTGCGTATACATCTACAACAGTATCTATACCTGCATCACAAAGTTCAAACTTAACTGGTGGAGGAATATCAGAGCCACCCGCAGAAGAGCCACCAGCAGAAGAACCACCTGCAGAAGAACCACCAGCAGAAGAACCACCTGCAGAAGAACCACCAGCAGAAGAACCACCTGCAGAAGAACCACCTGCAGAAGAACCACCTGCAGAAGAACCACCTGCTGAAGAACCACCTGCAGAAGAACCACCTGCAGAAGAACCACCTGCTGAAGAACCACCTGCTGAAGAACCACCTGCTGAAGAAATGTCGGTAGAAGAAATAGTTGAAGTGGTTGAAAATCTTATTGCAGACGGAAACCTAACAGCATCAGATGCAGAAGCTGTACTTGAATCTTTATCTGCAGACGGTGAAATTACTTCTGAAGAAGTAAATAATTTATCAGATGCATTAACTGAAGACGGTACATTCACACTAGCAGAAAAAGAATTAGTTGCAGATGCACTAGTAGAGTCATCGGAAGGCGCTCCAATTGCAGCAGCAGACATTGCTGCTGCGGGACTTGAATATCGTGATCTTCCACCACAAATTCCAGTAGAAGTTAGAGAAGATGCTAACGGTAATCCAGTAGTTATTACAGCCGAAGTTGCATCAGCATTATTAACATTAGAATCTCCAGCAGCACTTGTTAACGCAATTGCTGGATGCTTTAATCCAGAAGAAGCAATTGAAGGATTAACAGAAGAACAAAAGTGTGAATTGGGCAAAGCTTTAGCAAATATTGGTGCTGACATGAGCCCAGAAGAAAGACAAGACGCTAAAGAAATTTTAGTGGCAGCAATTTTAGTTGGCCAAGTAATCCTTGGTAGTTCAATTCTGAGAATAAGGGGGTAAATATGAACTGGTTGAAAAAAAGAGCTATAGCAATTCTTAGCGAAAACTTTACTTTTCTAGGATTTTTCGTGGCCTGGGTTGTCCTTGAGGGCAGCGCTAAAACAGTGGTCGGATACGTGACATTGGCCTCAGTAGCCATATGGTTTATGACTATAGGAATAAGAGAAAAGGCTGAAAAAGAAGAAGAGTAGACTTTAGAGCAATAAATTTGCTATAATGGTATTATGAAAAAGCTTACATCTATTGCCTTAGCCGCTCTATTAATGGTATCATTAACAGGATGCGGCTATCAGGGTTTCTACAGATACCCTTGCCAAAATCCAGAAAACTGGAAGAATGCTGAATGCAATCCTCCTATATGTGAAGCATCTGGAACGTGCACAAAAGATATGATTAAAATAGACACAAAGTCAGATATAAATATAACAGAGGGAACAAACAATGGCTAAACAAAGATTAACAGCGTCAGAGATAGATGCAAGATTAAAATTTATTTTAGGAATTACTCTAGGAGCAATACTATTTCTTACTTCGGTAGGAATCTTGTATGGCCTTTTATTCGTAAGCCAACCAATCGGAACTCAATCAGAAAACGATAAAATGTTTTTCAATGTTCTTGGATCAGTTGCTACATTCATTACAGGAACATTAGCAGGTCTTTTAATTGGTAACTCAGGTGCTAAAGATATAATGGCAGCACAAATAGCCAACAAAGAAGTAGATGCTAAAAATACACAGGCAGATAAAAAATTAGAAGCAGAAATTGATGCAACTGCAGCACGTTTAGCAGCTAAGCCAGATGGACAAATGCCAGCAGAACAACCAGTTGATACAGATTGGGATAAATAAAAGTGGCAGATCAAGGTACCGCAGCACGTTTAATTGAAGTTGCTACAGCAGAAATTGGGACTATTGAAGGTCCAAAAGATAACGAAACAAAATACGGAGCTTACACAAAAGCTAACTTTCAACCATGGTGTGGAAGTTTTGTAAACTGGTGTGGCAATGAAGCAGGAGTAAAAATTCCAAATACGGTCTATACTCCAGCTGGTGTAACAGCATTTAAGAAAGCTGGCGCCTGGATTGATGGAGATATTGCAGATCCAGAACCAGGAGATATTGCCTATTTTGATTTCCCTTCAGATGGCGTCGATAGGGTGTCTCACGTAGGTATTGTTATTAAAGACAATGAAGATGGAACAGTTTGGTGTATAGAAGGAAATACTTCTTCAAAGAAATCAGGAAGCCAAAGAAACGGCGGAGAAGTATGTAAACAACTTCGTGCTTTCAAAAAAAATAAGGCTGGGGTAATGATTTCAATTGTAGGATTTGGTCGTCCTAAGTTTGGATCTACTGGAAAACCATCAACAACAAAAGCAACATCTTCTAAAAAGAAAACATGCGGAAGTTGCGGTCAAGAAATTAAGTAAATGAATAACTATAGAATTAAAATAGAGGTAGATGCTGAAGTTCAAGCATTTAGCGAAAATGATGCTGTAGATTATGTAAATGATATTTTTGGTATAGACGAAGAAATTAAAAACATTAAAGTAGTTAGCGTTAAGGAGAAATAGAATGGCAAAAGAAGGATACAAGCCGACATCAGGTATGCAGTCAGCAGCTCGCCGTGCTATTAAATTAAAAGAGCAAGGTAAAGCCAAAGGTGCAGGAACAGTAGTTGGATGGACTCGTGCAGGACAATTAGCTAGAGGAGAAACTCTTAGCCTATCAACCGTAAAGCGTATGTATTCATACTTTTCTCGTCATGAAGTAGACAAAAAAGGTAAAGACTGGGATAACTCAGAAAACCCTTCAAACGGAAAGATCATGTGGTTAGCATGGGGCGGAGATGCAGGCTTCTCTTGGTCTCGTAAAATAGTAGAGAGAGAGAAAAATATGAAAAAATCAATTATAACAAATGAGTTAGTAGAAGAAATTAAAGATATTTTAGATGATGTAGTTAATCCAACAGATACAGTGGTTGAAATTCCAGACGATGAAAGCATTACAAAAGCCTTGCGTCCTGAAATTACAAAAGAACAATTAGGTATGGTTATAGAGCATTTAATGGAAGCAATTGAAGGTATGATCGAAGTTCCAGAAGAGGAAGATTCAGAAGAAGAGACAATGGCTCCAGAATCAACAGACTCTACAGAAATTGAAGATGTTTTAAAATCAGAAGATTATCAGTCAGATAACGAAGATGAAGATAAATGGGATAATCTTACAAAAGCCTGCTGGTCAGGATATAAACAAGAAGGAATGAAAGAAAAGGGTGGAAGAATGGTACCAAATTGCGTACCAGTTGAAAAAGCTCATGAAATGACAGAGACAAAAGAAGAAATGAAAAAGTCCATATGGGATGGCACATTTATTAAATAACCTATTGACAAGGCCGCAGTATTTCGTGTATAATAATACATAGGGATGCTGCGGTTTTACTTTTAAGGATAAAGTGTTACATTTAAACCCGCTAGGTGTAGAAGTTTTTATAGATAGAACAAGATCAAACAATATAGACCCACACTGGGATAACTATGATTTAGTTGTCTGGAAAAAAGATAGCTCTGGATTTTCTCATATAAAGGGAATGTTTAGAAAAAACAATTGGGGCATTGCTGAAAAGTTTTCAGTAACTAAAAACGGTACCTGGGTTCTTCCCAAAAAATATGTCAGATATTTTAAATAGTCTTGGCGTAGACCACGAAGATTTTGATTGGTGGCACCTATCAATATGTAATGGAATGGATACGAATCTATTCTATGAAAAATATGAAATGGATGTCAACATTGCAAAAAATATTGATGAGGCATGCCTGTCATGTCCAGTAATTAATATTTGTTATCAGTCTGGTGTAGATAATAATGAGTATGGTGTATGGGGTGGAGTATATTTAAACTCAGGATCCATAGATAAAACAAGAAATTTACACAAAACTCCTGATGTCTGGAAGAGGTTAAAAAAGAAAAATGTTTATTGATAAGAGCCTCGACAAGCAAAAAGAACATTTTAAGTATGGAATTAATCAATGGACTGGTGAACCAAATAAACCAGTTTTCTATAATAAAGAAATGGCCCAGAAGGTTAGAGAAATAAAGAGGCCAGTCACAGATTTGATGATGGATATTGTACAATACCCAGATTTTTTAGCTATAAGACTATACGAAGATAATTTCGTTATGTATGATGGCATTAAAAAAGAAATGGTTATTGATTACGTATCTAAGATCAAAAAGCTCATAGAATCCTATGGGGTAAGATGTGAACTGGAAGGACAACCTAGCCGTGGAATACTATGATACAATTCATATTGTTTATGTAATAGAAAAAGAAATTTACGGAACAGTTGATACGCTTGGCGCTTTCGCCTCAACTGTTAAATATAAAATAGACGGCATGGAATATGAAGATCTATTAGAAAATGAGGAATTTATGATAATGGACGAGATCACATTCTTACACGTAGAGGAAGAAAACTAAATGGAAAAAATACTTTGTTACTCATGTAATAAAAGCAAGAATAAATTAAATGTTAGAAAATCGGCACTGCTTCCAATTAACTTATTAATGTGCGAATCCTGTATATCTGGAAAGCTAGAGCCAAGATGGGTACTTATACTTTCTGGTCGACAGAATGGATCAGACTCAGTAAAAGAATTTATAATTAAAAAGAAATACCTAGGTCAAGAAATTACTGCTGCTGAATTATTAGTATAACTAAACTGGTATAATTGGTCTATATGACTATAGATCCAATATCCCTAATTATACCTATTTGTACTGCTTTACTAGGCGGAGTAGGTGCCTCTTTGCTGTCGGGAAGAAGAGAATACAAAAAAGAACAAATAAGACAAAAAGAGCGAGAGCAGGATCATTTAAAGATTGAGCTTAAGGATCTTAAACTTGCCTTATATAAACTTGAGCGTGATCTGACTGAATGGAAAGATAAATATTATGGAGCCATACAAGAATTAATTTCAGTAAAGTCAGAATTAGAAGAGACCTTAATTAAACTAACATTTATAGACCATAAAATAGATGATATGAACAGGCTGGACTAAGAATATTAAAAATAGTATACTGGGATTATGACCTGTATTGTTGCTTTAGTCCATGAAAATAAGGTGTTGCTTGGCGGAGACGCATCAGCATCTGATGAAAAGTCTGGTTTAATTTTCCAAAGAAACGATCCAAAGGTTTTTAAAGTTGGTCAATTTGGGATAGGATTTGTTGACAGTTTTAGAATGGGACAAATACTACAATATAACTGGACACCACCATTATACAAAGCAACTGCAGGATTTAAAAATTTAGATAAGTTTATGCGTACTAAGTTTATTGAATCTATTAAAGAAACATTTCAAGAGCATGGGTACGGAAAGTTTGGGTCAAGCGCACCAGAGGATGGCGATGAAGGCGGAGTATTTATAATCACGGTTCAAGGCTCTGGAAGAATATTTGTAATGGATACAGACTTCCATATTGGAGAAGCAGACGTTGCTTTCATGGCAGAAGGAAGTGGACAACAGCTAGCTCTTGGATCACTATACTCTACTGGATTAATTAAAACTCCTCGTAAGCGTGTTAGAATGGCTCTAGAGGCAGCAGCTAAATTTAATATGGCCGTAAGAGGCCCCTTTACAATCATAGAGGTTTAGAGTATAATTAAATTATGGATATCAATGATTTGAGACCTGAAGATTATACAAAAGCTATGGACTTGCGTGGTACACCAACACATGTATGTCCATGCGGATGCAATATCTGGAACGTAAAGGTAATCTTTGATAAATTTGAAATAGCACAGTATTTTTTAGATATGGAATGTGCAAACTGCGGTAGTCTTGCTACCGCCCCAACACCAGAAGACGGATTCTAATGAGAAAAAATGAAAGACTCAGACTGCTTGAAATGCAGTTGCTTAGACTTGAATTTGAAGTCGAATTATTAAACCATATGCTTTCTGCTATTATGGAACAAAATGGACTAGCCCAACCAGAATTAGATGCTGGTAAATGGTATAAAAGAAGACTAAAGGGCCTAGAATAACTATTGACACAATCGCTCTAATTTAGTAGAATTTAGGGTATGAACAAAAAACTAATAGCGGCTCTAGTAGCCACAGCAATATCTTTACCAACATTCGCTAATTCTGCGAAAGCTGAGAATCAACCTGCACCTACGATTGCAATCCTAGACACAGCACTTGATTCTTCTCTGTCTTTATTTAAAGATAGAATTATTCATGAAGCATGTGTAGTTCAATGGAACTCCTGCCCAAACGGACTTAGCGTTATGGAAGGTCCAGGATCGGCATCTATGCCATCACAATTCATTTCTAAAAATGGATTTGAGCATGGAACACAAATGGCTTCTTTAGCAGTAAAAACAAACATGACTGTTAAAATTGTATTTGTAAGAGTTATTGGGTCAACATCTAATGGAGCGAGACAAAGTGCTGGAGAGCAAACTGTATTCAATGCTTTAGATTGGGTTATTGCCAATAAAGATAAGTTTAATATTCAAGCAGTATCAATGTCGCAGTCTCATCATAATTTGGGATTAGCTGGAACAGATTACTGCCCAAAGACACCAAACACTGAAGCCAGAATTAAGTCATTGGCTGCTAGCGGAATTCCAGTATTTTTCCCAGCAGGTAATGGAAGAGACTATCAAAGAATTGATTGGCCAGCATGTATTCCATCTTCAATTGCAATTGGTGCCACAATGCCAACAAAAGAAGTTGCAATCTATTCAAACTTTGATTCTAAATTGGTAGATTTCTTTGCAGAAGGAACAACACGAGCATTAAATCCAGGTGGATCTATTGTTAACGTTGCTGGAACATCTGCTTCTACTGTTACTGCAGCCACTTCATGGGCTACATTAAAAAGTTTAAAGCCAAATCTTAGTTACTCAGAAATTTATGATATTTTATCTAAGACATCATTGCCAACTAAGAATTCAAAGGTTTCTGGCGGAAAACTAATTGATTTATCAAAGGCTATCAATGGCCAATAATCAAGTAACCGTACTAGAAGGAATCATTGAAGATATTTCTATTGAATTATATCAAAAGCTTTGGAATGCAATTCCTGCAGAAGAACAGAATGAGGAGTCTTCAAAGGCTATTGGATTAAATTCAAAAGAAACAACATTGTTCATTATCCAAAGATTTATGGATAAGTTTAATGCAGCAGCAGAAGAGTTAAAAGACAAATAAATAAAAAGGCGGGCTAGTATTGACTAGCCCGCTATTATTTAGTAGAATAGGTATCATGCAAACATTCTTACCAGAGGCGGACTTTGCCGAAACAGCAAAGCATTTAGATCGTAAGCGTTTAATGAAACAACGTATAGAAAACCTACAAATATTAAAGTCTCTAGCAGGACTTTACAGTAGCGGGGCATGGTCAAACCATCCAGCAGTTAAAATGTGGAAAGGTCATGAAGACTGGCTATTCTTATACAATGAAGCTATTCTCAAAGAAGTTTTCTTGAGAGGATACAAAGACAATACATCAACAGAGTTTGATCGTGTGTATGAAGATAATTTTCTAGGCATATCCACAGATAAGCCTTGGTGGCTTGGAAAAGAAAAACTTCATTATACACATAAGGGAAGACTTTTTGAAAAGGATCCAGAGCATTACTGGTTCTACCAAGAGTTTGCGGACTATCGTGAATTAGGGTATACTTGTTGCGAGTCGTGCAGTTACTATTGGCCAGCACATAAGGTGGCACAATGATACTAACAGATGACAATCTTCAGGAAGCAATAGATGGCAACAGTCTACTGTTTCTTTATTTTTGGGCCGAATGGTGTGGACCATGCAAAAGGTTCTCTCCCATAATTTCAGAATTAAAAGAAGAAACTGGTTTACCAATATTTAAAATAGATTCTGATGCTAATCCAAAATCAGCAGAAAAGTTTAAAGTTACTGGTATACCAACTGTTTTAGTAATTGAAAATGGTGCTGAAGTTGAAAGAGTAATTGGCGCAATGCCAAAGCATAAGCTAATCGAAAGGCTTAAGCAATGGATGTAGATTTTGATGAGTGGATGTCGTTCGGTATTGAAAAAGGCTGGTGTGGACCACCAGTTTGCAATACACACGATGGACTACCTTTATCAGAGACGGAATATGATCTAGAGGATGAATGTATTCATATCATTAGATTGTATGACGATAAAGAAATGAAAGACGCTGTAGAGGAGAATCATTCTCCTTCACATTGGCGAGATATATATACAAAATAGGTTTCTGTGCTCATTAAGAGACAGAAAGAAAAAGGAGAAAAAATAAATGAGTTCATTTAAAAAAATTGCTCTAATTATGGCTGCAGCCGTATCGAGCACGTTTTTGGTTGCAATTCCGCAGGCCTCTGCAGCAGTAAGTGGTGGATACGAACTATCCTCTACACTAGCTAATGGTGCTCGTGGCGTAACCGTTTTATCTTCTGATGCTGACAAGGCTGAGGCTGGAGTTAATTCAACTATTGCATTAACAACTTCCGATACACTTGCTTCAACAGCAGATGATAACGTTTCGCTAGAAATTGCTGGACCAGCTATCTTTGGTGCTTATACAGCAGCAGGAAGCAATGCAGCAACACTAGCACTTACCAATTTAGGTAAGACATTTACATTTACAGCAGCGACATCTTCTGCAGTAAATCTTCCTTCACCAGTATTGGTTAACGTTACTGGAGCAGGAACAGTTACAATTACACAAAAGAAGAAGGTTGGATCAACCGTTTCTGTAATTGATATTAAAACAATTTATGCAGGAACAACTGCAAAGACAGATATCTTATCTGTATCAGACTCACTAGGTCGTGTTCAAGATACATCTACACAGGGAACACTAGCATCATCAGCAGATGTTGCTGGATCAACAACTGTTGTAAATGATGGAACAGCCTACGTGAATGTTTTGGCACGAGATGGATGGGCACAGACTATGGCAACTAACGGCGTATTGCAAGCGAATGCAAGCAATGGCGCAATTGTTTCATGGGATGCATCACCATCAGTCCAGGCATCATTTGCAGCTAAAACAGGTACTGGTGGAGTTCTTTATGTTAAGCAGGGAACTGCTAATGAGAATAAGCCAGTAACAACAAATATTACAGTTTCATACAACAACACAGTATTCGTCACAAAGACAGTGACATTTACTGGTCGTGCTGATGCAATTGTAGTTTCTGGTGTAGACATTGCACAGTCAAATGGAACACGTACAGGAACATACGACTTTGTAGTTAAGGATGCTGCTGGTAATCAATTAGCTGGAGTTACTCCAAATGCTGATACAACAAAGTATACTTCTCAAGTCACAGCCGTTTCTGTAGCAGGATCTTCTTCTGCAACAGCAGTACAAACTGGTGGTTGGACATGTGCTTCAACATCAGGATCTGCAACAGTACGTCTACAATTTACACGCTCAGATGCTACAGTAATCTATTCAAATGATTTCATTGCAGCATGTGCTGGAGGAGTAAACAAGTACACAGCCTCACTTGATAAGTCATCTTACAAGGCAGGAGAAATTGCAACACTAACAATCTCAGCAACAGATATTAATGGTGCTAAGGTTTACGCTGGTGCAACTCTAGGTGCTGGAGTAGCAATCTCAGGTGGTCAATTGACACCAGTAACTGCACCTTCATCAGGAGACGTATTTGATACTGCTGGTACTAGAGTAATTAAGTTTACAGTTGGAAATACATCTGGGTCATTTAATATGATCGTAGACCTTCCAGCATACGTATCTACAGACTCTGCAAAGACAGTCTCATACGCCATTGCTGACTCAGGAGCGGTAACAAATGCTGATATCCTAAAGTCAATCGTAGCGTTAATTGCTTCAATTAATAAGCAGATTCAAGCTTTACAAAAGCTTCTGCTAGCTAGAAAGTAATTTACTTAAATAAGGGGCAGGGGAAACCTTGCCCCTTTATTTATTAAATGATAGAATAGGTATATGGTAGTTGAAGATATGGACGGATCCTCAAAAGAAATATTTTATGACAACATGGAAGAACATTTTAGAAGTAAAATATCTTTAGAGGTTTCAGGACTAGAATTACCTAATGAGTGGAAGCCTAACGAAGTTATTAGATACATCGTTAGAAAAATAGAGAAGAGAAGTTAAGTGTTTAAAAAGATTAAAGAGGCACTAGGGCTTGTTGAAGAAACACCAACAATTGTTTGGGAACCAAGAGTAACAGTTGCAAAGAAAGCTGTTAAGAAAACTTCAAAGAAGCCAGTTAAGAAAACAACAAAAAAGAAGCCAGCTAAGAAGTCTACTGCAAAGAAAACTGTAAAGAAGACTGCTAAGAAGAGTACAAAAAAGGCTACTAAAAAGCGTTAATGATTGCAATAGAAGATAAGTGCGAAATGCCTGATTGTAGCAATAAAGCTGAAAAGCTTACCTCGACAGAAACAAAGTTTATACAAGTTTGTGGAGATTGCTATCAGGATAAGTACAAAGTATAACTAAGGAGATAAAATGTGTATTGAATGTGGATGTGAATCAGTAGGAAGCGAATCTGGAATCGCTAATATTCCAGGAGGAATTCTTGATACGTCAAGAGATGGAGAAGCAGGTTTAACATTAAACATGACAGCAACTCCAGAACAGAGAGAAAGCTTTATTAATGAGTGATGACGGAACTGGTATGGTTACTCCGCCTAATAGCGAGCCATCAGGCGCAGTAACATCTCAAGAAGTAGGTAGAAAAAAACCTTCTCAAGGTAAATTTCATTCTGGTCCGAGACCTCCTACAAAAATTGATCGGAACAAGCACGGGATCCGTAGGGAAACCACGTTTGGTCCTAAAAAAACTAAGCCAAAAAAAGTTTAATTAAAATTTAAACGTAGAATCCCCCTTAAAAAAAGGGGGTTTTCTATTGACGAAACTATTAATAAATACTATAATAGTAATAAGAGACAGGATCTATTTTGAAAAAAACTTTAGCTATTGCTTTATGCGATAATGGGCACGTCGACAGTAAATTTTTAGACGGAATCCTATCAATTATTGTATATATGAATTCAGTTGATTCCAAAGTAGTTTTTGACGGATTAATGCACGTTACTGGGAGCCAAATTGCTCAACAAAGACAAACAGCCATAGAATCTTGGTATAAAAATGCTCAATCAGATATGCTTTTATGGCTAGATTCAGATGTTGTAATTAATCAAGAAGTGTTTAAAAAGCTAATAGATTCTATAGATGAGACAGATAGACCAATAGTTAGCGGTGTTTATTTTATATCTCCAAATCAATATGAAACTATGGCTGACCCATACCCTGCAATATTTACAGACGACGGGAATAAAAACACCTCTATTCATCCTCTTCCAGTAAATCAACTAATAAAAATTGATGCAGCTGGATTTGGATTTCTTTTAATGCACAGATCTGCGGTTAAAAAATTAATAGAGTCAGAAGACAGCCTATTTGACGTAACCTTTGGTAAAATAAATTTAGGAGAAGATATTTCCTTTTTTAGAAAAGCAAAAAAGAATGGGATTCCAGTATATGCACACACAGGAGCATTGGCTGGACATATGAAAAGATTTAACCTAGATATAAATTATTATAAGAATCGGTGGATTAATAAATGACAACAATTGTTGGAATTCAAGGTGACGGCTGGACTGTCATGGCTGCAGATAGTCAGATAACAGATGAAAACTCTAAAATAATTAGTCCACAGACTCCAAAAATTATTAAGTTTAATGGTATATTGATTGGCTTACGTGGAGATGCGAGGCCTGGAGACATCGTTTCATACAACTGGACCCCACCAAAAATTGTTGGTGATCCACAAAAATGGGTTGTTTCTAAAATGATTCCCTCAATGATAAAGGCATTTGATAAATTTGGTTACGACTGGAAAGATAAAGAGTCTGAATTTAACTTCTTGGTGTCTGTAAAGTCACAACTATTTGATATTGGTTCAGACATGTCTATAAGCAGATCTCAGTATAACATGTATGCCGCTGGAAGCGGTAAAGACTTAGCTTTAGGATATATGGCGGGACAGCCATGGGATAATATAGAAGAGGCAGAGCAGGTTGCAATAGAGGCAATAGCCACTGCATCTATATTTGATATACATACAAGTGAGCCGATACAGGTTGAAATTGGATGAGAAAGCTAATTGATGGATCGGAAGTTGAAGAGTTTCAATTTCCAGTAAAGTTAGAAATTAAGACTAAGGCTCCAGCTAAATGGAAACTTATAGATTTGGAAACTGGTCAAGAGTATATTGGATCTAATGTGGTTACCAAATATGGAAAATGGATAAGGATGGATAAATAATGGGAAAGAATGGCCCTAAGCCAAAAGTACCTATGAATACAACTATTATAAGAGATGGTCGTATAGTAAGAATTAGAAAAGATGGAACCGTAAAGGCTGACCTTGGCCCTTATGCTCAAAAACCACAGAAGAGTAAATAATGATTAAGCCAATTGGCGCAATGCTTTTAGTTAAAGAAAATGAAGTAACAGATAAGAAAACCACAAGCGGATTAGTTATTTCAGCAGCTTTTGCAGATGTTGGCCCCAAGAGTGGCAAAGTAATAGACATTGGCGATGGCGAATATAACTATAAAGGTGATCTAATTCCTGTTAATGGAATAGACATTGGTGATACTGTATTCTATCAGGATCATAGCGGAACTGATATAGAAGATGAAGATAACACAAAGTACCTACTTATAAATGCTAAGAATATATTAGCCATAAAGGTAGAGAATCCTACAGAATAATATACAATATGTTTAATAGATTGAAGTGTATGTATAAAGGTCATAGCCTAAAACAGGCTGGCACATGTCCGTATACAGGATCAACATATGATTTCTGTGAAAGATGTGATTATATGATACCAAGAGAAATGGCAGAGTAATGAAAAAAATAATAACTATATTAGTTTCTGTTGTCTTAGTAATGAGTATTTTTACAGTCATAAATAAGTCAAACAACGGATGTGCCACTGTTTATGTAGACTATGGTAAATTAAATAATGGCTTAAAAGAAACAAAATGCATTGATATATATGGCAGTACAGACGCCTTATCGCTTTTGAGCAAAGCTAACTATATAATAGAAGGTACCAGAGAGTACGGTCAGGCTGTAGTCTGTAGAGTTAATGGGTTGCCAGACAAGTCTGTTGAAAGTTGTGACGTTATGCCACCAGCAAAGGCATATTGGGCGGTCATAATAAAGAAAAATCAAACTGTTCCACTTATCCCTAATGAATGGGGATGGGCACAAAAGGGAATTAACGAAACTTATTTATCTCCAGGAGACAAAATAGGCCTAGTATTTTCCACAGAGGAGGAAGTAAGATGGCCTTAAGATTATTAGAAAAAGAAATTAAAACAAAAAATAAAGTTTCTGCTGATATTGTTTTCCAATTGGCTTTAACTTTATTTGCTTTATACGTAGCCAATAAAATGAGCATAGATCTATGGCGATCTATTAGGGGTCACTAATGGTTCATCTAACTCGTATTTATACTAAAACAGGCGACGACGGAAGCACAGGAATTGCCAATAATGAAAGAGTCTACAAGATATCTCCATTGATAGAGGCTATAGGTTCAGTAGATGAGGCTAATTCTGCAATTGGAATGTCTGTTGAATACTATAACGACATCATTGAAAGAATACAGAACGATCTGTTTGATCTAGGGGCAGAGCTTGCTGGATCTGATAAATTCAAAATAACAGATGATAGAATAGAATATCTGGAAAAGGTAATTGACGATTACAATGAATTTCTAGAGCCACTAAGATCGTTTGTTCTACCTACTGGTTCTTTGCATAACGCTAGAACGGTAGTTAGAAGGGCAGAAAGAGCTGTCTGGATGGTAATTGCAATTCATAATGAAAATGATGTTCAGATAAGCAAGAACATCCCAAAGTATTTAAATAGACTGTCTGACCTACTATTTGTTATGGCCAGATACCACAATAAGGATAAAGAAAAGTTGTGGGTTCAACGAAGGGAAGAAAATGATAGACAAGATAGTTAGTCTTCTATTTAGATGGTCTTCTTTAAGAGAAGCGCTATTTAATGAAGTTCGATTCTATGATGCTTTAGATGCAGGTATTCAGGATGAAACTCCTGGTGCTAAATTCTGGCAGGATCAAGACGGATGGAGATGGTGGAAGTATAATGAAATTAATAACAGATACATATTCAATGATGTCCCATCACGGTCAGCATTTGAAACAATAAATGAATTTGATTCGGAGGAAGAAAATGCTATATCACAAGCATTTATTAGTAAACGCTAAAGTAAAGAACCCTATTAATACAGAGGAACAGGGCATAGAGTTCCTCAAAGATTTAGTAAACCAGATTGATATGAAGATCATTAAGGGTCCATTTGCCAGTTATGTAGACAAGGACGGAAACAAGGGTCTTACAGCTATTGTAATGATAGAGACAAGCCATATAGCCTTCCATATCTGGGATGAGGTAGACCCAGGGTTAATCCAATTCGATCTATATACATGTGGCCAATTAGATCTAGATAAGGTAATGTCGATATTTAAGAATACCTTTGATGTACAGTCATTAGATTATGTTCTATTTGATAGAGAGCACGGATTCAAGGTTGAGGCAAACGGGAGTCTATAATGGATAAACCTATATTAGTTGAGACAATTGAGAAGGCTTTTGAAGCATCTAAGATCCCAGGGTATAAGCAGAATCCACCAGATTGGTGTGATGATTGTGTTGCTGCTCCAGGTGGAGAGTGTCCAGATTGTGGATGCACACACAATTGTTAAGGCTATAAATGGCATACGCTAGATTCTCAGATTATGATATCTATATCTATCCCCATGTTGGAGGATGGATCGAATGTTCAGCATGCTTCTTGGTTCAACCAGAGGATGAATACACCCTATTCTCAGCATCTGAAGCTATACATGACGATGAGACTTTATTAGTACATATACTACAGCATAGAATCATAGGGCACAATATCCCAGATGACCTAGAGCACCAGATCTTGGCAGATCCAAATAGGTACGGTAAGTATAAGGCTAGCAAAGAGCCTAAAGAATACTCTGAAGATGAACTATGGTAAATATATTAGCTAATATAGGTCCCAATTAGTGAAATCGAAAAGTGCGGCGGGAGAGAACCCTATGGATGATACTCATCCCCTATATACCTATAGCTTTATATGCATGAAAGACAAGTCAACAATGAATCTAGAGATATCAAGGGAGTTAGACTATATTCCTAAATGTCTCAAATGTAATGGCAATATGATCCTGAGATACTCCATAAACAATGATGGAGAAATATGGATGAATCAAGCCATACTTCATGACTAATATTCTAGTTGACTAGGATTATATAGATATTATAAAACGGGGGGCAAGGACAAAAGAGATGATTACTACACATAGACCTATAAGCACTATATCCAAGATACTCTGCCTATACTTGCATCTATCAATTTTGATCACAGGCACAGCCATATTTACTCATATCATGCAGCTTGATCCACATAGATAATTTGCAACTAACTCCTATATCCCCCCGCATTTAAACACCTCTCTAATAGGCATATAGAGCCTTTTAAAGCTATTTCTAGAGTATATCTACTAAAACAAATACTACTAATTAGATAGCAAATACTACTATTAAGATAGATAGAGTATATACATGTAATTGGACGAATCTCCACAACTCCCCATAATCCTCCACTTTGACCCATATGTAGCATATCGCTACGAATTTGTCAATACATTTCAGGGATTTTTTTATATGTCTCGTAAATGGCATATTTGGCCCATATTGTCAAGCTTCAGGGGCATATAATATGTCCTCGTAAACGAGTAAATTTGCCCCCAATTCTGATCAATTCTATATAGATTCTATTTAACTCTAATAGGATAATTAGACTTATATATCATATTCTCCTAGATTTTCAGGGATTTTTTATAGCTTGTCGTAAAGGGGAAATTTTGCCCCTATGTGAATACATACAAAAGGGACATATATCACAATCTGGGCAATTAACCCAAATCGGACATATGTCCCATATTGTTTATACTTGTCTATATACTAGAAGGCAAGGGAGCTTTTATAGCCCGCCGACCATTGCATTGCTGTTAGCGAATGGATCTCTGTATTCTTCGTGTAGCCAGGAATTTCTTGAGGTGGAAGTCTCAGGGTCAGGTAAATCCCTAATAATCTTCTTAGTCTCCTGTGGTAATTTTAGATTCTCTAACTTGTATTGCTTGGATAACATATTCATATGAGAGTTTAATTCATTAGAGATGAATAGACCCTCAGATGTGATACCTTGCTCAAAGTCTGCCTTATAGCGTTTGCTATTAAACTTCAGCAGATGAGCAACAATTTCCATAATTCGGTCAATTGTGAAATGTGGTTGATTAGACAATAGATGTGCCAATATTGCTGGATTAAACCAATGGTCATCTACTGCATTTGCTATTGACTCTGCTAGTTTAGTTTCAGTTGTTTTCATATCCGCCTTTCTTAGAACCTTGAATTGTATCAGAAAATGTGGGGAAGGTCAAGACCTTCATCCTAACCCTCCCCAACTCTATTTACTTCTTTGGAGCTTTAGCTTCCGCCTCGAACTTTACACCAGACTTCTCAGCTTCTGAGATTGCCTTGATCGCAGCTGATGAGAATCGCCCACGAGCTCCTACTGTAATGCCATTTGATTTTAGATATTCACGCTTTGTTGCCATAGTATTAGATCCTTTCAGTGATCTCTTTTATTATATCAGCTACCTACGATTCTGTAAATAGCCCTGGTTCCGCCGATTTTTATTTACTCTCGTAAATTAGTTAGTCTGCCCCCGTGATCTTTTGAAATTCAAGATCAGTAATTAATTTAGCAATGATGTTGTGAGCTTCGATGTTCTCCGTTTCGGAGCCACCCCACAAAAGCTGCTGGGCCTTGTTTAGTCGATCATTAATATACATGCTACTCATCCACGACATCTGTTTCCTCTTCCTCATCTAGCCAAGCGTCCTCTTCCAGTATGGCGAGGAATTCGTTATCAATCATCCAGTCAAGGACTGCTTCATCAACCTGCTCTGCTCCGTACTCCAATGTGAAATCGGAAGGCGGGTTATTCCAGAGTTTATCCCAGATAATATCTAAGGTAGTCCCATTTGTAACTATGTAGTCAGACATCTCATCAACAAATTCATATGTCTTATATTTGTCTCTAATTAAATCCCATACCCACAGCCATACTAATGACATTCCTATAGGCATATGATTTAACTGGTCGACCATTTGGTCCAACTGCATTTTAATCTGTGGACCTATATTCTCGACCTTCTTTAAGTCTAATGATTCTATCTTAGTTGTCATTGCTTTTCCTTTCATTAATAGCGAATGCTAAATTATACGTTAGAGCATAGACTTCTGTCAATGCGTCCATTTGGCCTTCCCAATATGTTCGCTCCATGCTGTCCATTGCTTCTTCTGTTTC